TAATTATTTTTAATTATTTTTAATTATTTTTAATTATTTTTAATTATTTTTAATTATTTTTATATTTGTTATATATAATATAAATAATTAATATTTTTCTTAAATAAATTTTATAGAATAATTATAAAATATATCAAAATATATCTATAATGTCTGCATCTAAAAGAGAAGAAATAAAACAGAGGAGAGAGCAGGATGAGAAAAAAAAAAATATGACTGAATTAGAATCATATTATATTAAAATGAAAGAAGCAGAAGAAAGGATGGTACAAGCAGAAAAAAATTATGAAAGTAATGAAAAGTTAAAGATAGAAAAAAATAAAGAAATTGAAAAAATAAATAAAGAGATTACAGATGCAAAAAAAGATTTGGAAAAGGCAAAACTAAATAAAGAAGAAGTTGATAAAATACAAAGTAATATTGAAAAACTGACTGTATTTAATGAGAATTTATTAAAATTAGAAGAAACATACCCGAAAATAAATCAGTTTGAATTAGAAATTAAGTTGTTTGATCAACAAGTGAATGAATTTACTCATGAAACACAAGATATTACTTTAAATATAGATGGTATCAATGCAGAAATTGTAAAAGTTAATATGTTACAAGTTGGATTAGAGAAAATCATAGATGGTCATAAAAAATCTAGTATCAAAAATACAAATACAAGTAATAGATTTGAAACAAATAAATTAAAATTAGAAACATATCATCGTGATTTGAAAATAAGCAAAGACAAATTAAAAAAAGCAGAGCTATCACTTATAAACAGTAAAAAAGATTTAGATAATAAATTACAATCATTACAAAAAATTAATGACACGAAGGCAAAACTTGAAAGAGAAACCAAAGCTGATGACAAAAATTTAAACACTATGAAAAGTGAGAATAATAATCAGATATTAGATCTCCTTAAAAAATTAAGTGATGCTAAAGAAAATAAGACAATTGTTTCTGATAAGAATGCAATACTATTAGGTTTAAATAGTAAGCTTGATGATTTGAATACAGAAATGGAAGTATTAAAGAATGAATCTTGTGATCTTAAAAGTGGTGAATGTAAAATAGAAAAAACTAAATCATTTTTTAAACCAACAAAAAAAGAAGAAAAAAATAAATTATCATTAGAAGACTATTTACAGTTTGTAACAGTAAAATTAAACGATGCTACATCTCAATTAGAAATAATATCAAAAGCTCTTGGTATAAGTGATAGAGATATTAAAAATAAAATTGATGATTATAGAACAGAAAATAGCATAGCTAAAGATAAAACTATAAGTGGAGAAACAATGCCAGAATTTTTAATCCAAAAAAATGCATCAGCTAAACCAATTCCTAAACCAAGAACAACAAGTACAGGTGTAGGTGTAGCTCCAGTTGCTCCAGTTGCTAAAGGACCACCTACAATTCCACCACCACCATTACCACTAGGAGGACCAACAACAGCACCAGTAGCTCCAGTTGCTCCAGTTGCTAAAGGATCACCTACAATTCCACCACCACCATTACCACCAAAACCTATTACATCAGCTGTACAATATTACATTACTAAATTTAAAAATACTAATGAAAAAAATAATCAACTTAGTTATGAAGTTAATCAAATATTAACTTTGATTGAAGATAAAGGTGATTGGTTGTACGTGTCAACTCATAATAAACATCTTGAAAAAAAAGGATATGTATTCAAAAATGCCGTTGAAATATATGACAGGGATCCTTTTGAAAAGCAAAAAGACAAAAACAATTACATTACTATTAATGAAAATATTGATGCTAATAATACTAAAATGGTATTTAAAAAAGATGAAATATTAATTTGTTTTGATTGTAAGATTCAAAGCGATAACTGGGTAAATATGATAAAATATAATGATAATTCTATCATAGGATTTGTAGATATAGCTAATGTTAAAATATATAATGGTGCAATTCCTGTAGCAGTTGCCCCTGCTGTTACCACTGCACCTGTCCCTGTCCCTGTCCCTGCTGGTGCCCCTGTCCCTGCACCTGCACTTGTAAGAGCTCCACCAACTATTAACACATTTGCAGGTTCAGCTACATATGACTATAAAAGAGCACAAAATAAATATAAGGGTTTAAATTTTGATACAATAATAGTAGATTGTCCTATTGTTTTTGATTATGATAAAAAAGATCAATATGAAGCTGATAATGGAACTCCATCATTGATTGACAATAATAATCCTAGGAATACTGTAAATGCTCTAAATAATTTATTTTATCCAAAAAAACTATTTGTATATAATCAAAATGCAGAATTAATTGAGAGTGATAAAATAAATTTATATGCTTATGCTAAAAAAAAAGGGATACCTATGAATTACCTTGGTAATTTTAATAAAATTATTTTTCAAATATTATTTAGTGATAAAGATCCTGATATACTAAGAATTATAGGTGATTATGACTATAAAATACTAGATAATATGGGACATAATAGATTAAAAGATGATATTATGAGAAGATTAACTGATGATTTTAATGATCAAAATACAATAGGATATATTTTGCCTTATATTAATTTAGATTATAATATGGAGTATCATATAATAAAATCAATGCCTGATAATACAAATAAAAACACAATCTTTAGCGCATTATTAATTGATTCAATACCAATTAATAATTCGTCTATTAATGTAAAAAATCATAAAGCTTTTTGTTTTTTACCATATGAAAATAATTCTATGGATCATAGTTTAGGAAAACATTTAGAATATTTATATGCACTGGACAATGGTCCATTTATTAAAGTGAAACCTGGATCTTTTATTGATTTAAAAAATTTCATGTTTATTTGTATAATTACAAAGAAATCAGCTGCCAAAAGAATGAATGCAAACGCAAATAAACCAGTTGCTCCAGTTGCTCTTCCAGTTGCTCCTCCAGTTGCTCCTCCAGTTGACAGAAAATTTAAAGCTTTATTTAATTATCAGGCTGAAGCAGATGATGAATTAACTTTTAAAGAAAATGATATATTCACCTTTATAAAAGATTATGATGAAAATTGGTACACAGTAGGTGACATTAATGGTAGTGAGGGAAATGTACCAAAAGCTTACTTAGAAGAAATACAAGTAAATACAACAGCAAAAAAACTACTTGCTGCTCATCCAGTTGCTCCTCCAGTTGCTGCTGTTGCTCCTCCAGTTGTCAGAAAATTTAAAGCTTTATATGATTATCAGGCTAGAGCAGATGATGAATTAACTTTTAAAGAAAATGATATATTCACCTTTATAAAAGATTTTGATGAAAATTGGTACACAGTAGGTGACATTAATGGTAGTGATGGAAATGTACCAAAAGTTTACTTAGAAGAAATACAAGTAAATACAGTTGATAATTTACGTGAAAAAATAACATCTTTTCCACCCGCTCCACCCGATCCAGCCGGTCCACACCCTCTACCCGCTCCACCCGGATTACATATTTCTGGTGCAACTATTACGAATAGTATTACAAATTCAAAACCCTTATTTAACCAAATTAGAAAAGGAATAAAATTAAAAAGTACATCAAATAAACCTAATGCAAGTAAGAATAATCCTGTCACATCACTTCAGGAAGAAATGAAAAAAAAAATTGCACTGAGGAGAGCTTCGTTTGCTCCTCCTACTGGAGGTTATAGACGCGAGACCCATAAAAATATTAAAAAGAAAAAAGCTAGTATTATAAATAAACATAGAATATATATCCCTAAAAACCATAAATCAAAAAAAATTAATAAAAAATATAAAAGTCAAAAAAATAATAATAATACTAATACTAAAAAGAAAAATCACAAATATACAAAGAAAAATAAATATTAATTATTACAAATATTCAATAAAAAGGAAAGTTGTGTTATTAGGAATATTTTATCATATTTTTATATTTTTATATTTTTATGATTTCTAAATTAAATATATTTGTAATATGTAATAAACATATATAATCATATTTAATATTTAATAACTTATATTTAATATCATGGAAAATTCACAACCATGGCTAGACCTTGGTATGAATGAAGAGCAATATTATAAAATGATGAAACAAAGTCAAATCAATGAAACAGAAAGATTGGAAGCTGCTAAACTTGGTATGACTAGAGAACAATATAATAAATATAAAGAAATAATTTCAAATTCAGTAAGCGATAAATATGAATATGAATTAAGGGATATGATGCATGAAATGTCAAAATCGGTAGCAGCAACACAACGTGATCCTACTATACACAAAAAAAAAATAACTTGTGAAGATATAAGATCGAAAATTACAGAATATATTAATATTAATGGCAAAAAAAAAATGATTGAATTATTTAAAATAATGATAAATGATCCTGTAAATGGATTAATATCAAAAGAATATGATACATTAATAGAACTATTTAATTCTGCTAATGATATTAGTAAATTAATAACTTTAAATAATTTGATTGATAAGTTATGTAGTGATGTAACTCATGGAGGTACAGATTTTATAAAAAATTTAGATAAACAATTAGATATGGAACCTGGACAGACTGCAGCACCAATACCAGCACCAAGACCAGCACCAATACCAGCACCAAGACCAAGACCAGCACCAGAACCAAGACATAATCAATTTGAAAATAAAGGAGAAAAATATAAAGCTTTATATGATTATCATGCTGATGAAAATGGTGAATTAAGTTTTAAAGAAGGAGAAATATTAACCTTAAAAAAAAATTCAATTATTTCAATTAATCCAAATTGGCCTGAAGTAATAAACGAGAATGATCAAAATGGATTAGTACCACTTAATTACTTACAAAAAATAACTTCAGGTGGTTCTAGAAGTAAGTCTAAGAAAAATAAGTCTAATAAAAGTAAATCTAAGAAAAATCATAGAAATCACAAAAATAAAAAAAGTTCTAAAAGGAAGTAAATTGTTAATATTTTTTAATATTTTTTAATATTTTTTAATATCTTTTAATATTTTTTAATATTTTTTAATATAATTATTTATAAATTAAAATATTTATATAATATAATAATAAATATAACTAATATTCATAAATAATATTAATATAAAACCTATAATTTTGTATTATCTTCTAATATAAATACAATAATGCAAAGATCAAGAGATCCAGCTGCCAAAATACTCTACAATCGTAGAATTTCAGGTCCAACAGATTTTAGAAGAATTAATCCCGTCGAGGAGACAAAATATATAGAAACGCATGGCCCTATAATAACTAATAGTAATGATACTATTAAAATAGGAGACTTATTTATAGCTATGAAAGATGTAATAAGTCAAAATAGTACTTATTTATCTTTAAAATCAAGAGACCTATTAATTTTGGAAGGATTCCACCCAAGTCAACCTAATATTTATAAAATGAAAATAAAACCAAATTATGAACAAAGTGGAATTATGGATACTCCTGTTGGATACGTAGATAAAAAAAATATAAGGCGAACAACAAATGTAATAGCACCTATGCCGCCATCAAGAGAAGGCAGACCAGCTCTAGTCATTACATCCGCAAACAATCAAGCACCACCAAAACCAAGAAAAAGACCAACACCAAGAATAAGATTTCCATATAAATATAGAGCTTTATATGATTATATTCCGGAAACCACTAATAATGAAATAAAATTTTTAAATATAAAAGCAGGTGATATTTTATTATCACAATTTAATGATGCATCAGAACCATGGATAATGGTGCAAAATTCTGAAACACAAATGAATGGATATGTTCCTACCAGTTATGTAGAGTTAATTTCTAGCTCAGGTGGTTCTAGAAGTAAGTCTAAGAAAAATAAGTCTAATAAAAGTAAATCTAAGAAAAATCATAGAAATCACAAAAATAAAAAAAGTTCTAAAAGGAAGTAATTCTATTTATTTCTTATTGAAAAATGCCAATCGGGCCGCTCGTAAATCAGCAAAAGTTTTTGGTATTTCAAGTTTCTCTTGTTCTTCTTCTATTTCATCATCAAAATCATCAACATCATCAACATTATCAACATCATCATGATCATTATTATCAACTTTTTGATTATCTTCATATTGATTATCTTCAAATTTATTTTCCATGTTCATTTCCATTTCCTTTCTATTTTCTCTTTCAATATCATTACGAAGTGTTTCTTCATATTCTCTATCTTGTTCTTCTCGTTCTTCTCTAATAGAAGAGTATGAATTTACAACACGCGTATTTATATTACTATTACTACCACCACTACCACTACTAATACTACCACTACTAAAATCATAGTCTAAGTCATAATCCATATCATCATACATATCATCTTCCAATCCCTGATTAAAATTTCTATGTACATCATATTGGTTATCTTCTTCTAATAATTTTCGTATTAGTTCTTCACTAGCTTTTATATTTTCCATATTTATTTTCTCTTTTTCATTTTTTTCACTTTCTTCTTCTTTCCGTAATGATCTAGCAATTATAGAATCAAATTCTTCTTGCTCTTTTCTATTTTTAATTGTTCCAGAACCATTTATTAATACATGTAAATTAGAAGCATATGATTCATCAATAGCCATTTTTAACATAGCATCTTCAGTATCCTGGAAATCTTCTTGTTCTAGATTCATATTCACATTCCTACCAGTTGCTTTAGCAGGGCGTCCTCGTATTTTATTACCTACAGAAGCCATTTTATATAAATATATTAATATTAGATAAATATAGTTATTTCTAATTATTTCTAGTTATTAATATTTATTTCTAATAGGTTTTAATTTTCAATTTTTTATATCTAAAAAAATATCGCTCTAGATAGTAATTAAGCAATTAAGCAATTATAATTATATATAGAAAACTTTTACAAGCTATACATATATTCTAAAATGGTTCTACAAAATTGGATATTACCACTTCTAATAGGTATAGTAGCCGCATATCTTCTTATGTCAATTCTCTATAATAATTCTCCGCAATTAAGGCAAAGTTTTTCAGACTTAGGTGCCCTGATTCAACTCCAAACCTCCCGACCAGCCTACTATGTAGATTTTGTTCCTGAAAATCAAAGTGTTTATAATAGCGTTGTTGGTACTGGAGGAGAAGGATATAAACGACCTCAATATATAAATAGTGATTATTTAGGGTATTTACCTAATCCTTATATTTCGCCTTCTGGAACAGGTATGCCTCCTAACGTTGCATTTGTTAATGATTGTAGTAGTGGTTATATGCTTAATCCTTACTTACGACCACAACCACAAACACCTTCTGGAAAAATGAATCATCAGATAAATTCTAATGTAATGCTCAATAGTAATAGTTATTAATTTATTATATATATTAATTTATTATATATATTAATTTATTATATATTTTCATTTATTATATATTTTCATTTGTTATTCATTTTTTATCGATTTTTATTCATATATAATTATATATAAAGATATATAGATATTCTAGAATAGTATACACATATAATTAAGACTAAAACAGATACATATACATATACATATACATATATACATATAAATATACAAATAAAAATGGAAGGTTCAATTACACAGTTAGGTCTTAGTAATTATTTAACAAATCGACAAGGACAAACGGTATCTTTTTTCAAGCATTCATATAAAAATTATACAAATTATGTTAAAGATACCCGCGAGCTCAGTTTTAAAAATGGGATGCGATTTGGAAATACATCTAGCTTCCGTTTCGATGAGGATGGTAAATATGGAGATTTAGTGACCAATATTATGATTACCATTGATTTGCCAGATATATCTACATATAAAAATGTGAATGGGAGGTCTTTTGGATATTGTAATGGTGTAGGCAATGCTATTGCCAAGAATATTTATTTGAAGATTGCCGGAAATTTGATTGACCAACACAATAGTGAATGGATGGATGTGTATGGGCAGCTCACAGTTAAACCTGGATGTAAGGATAATTATTTTTCAATGATACAGAAATATGAAGATAATTCATTTTCATCAACCAACTTTACAGGCGGACGTATATATATACCACTCCAATTTTGGTTTTGTCGTAATATATCTTCCAGTAATTCGGCATTAGTATTCCCATTATGTTCCCTTTATAATTCTACTATCGAATTGAGTCTAGATATTAGAAGTTTAGTAGAGATATTAGTAACTGACGATGGTGTATTAACTGGTGCCCCAAATCTAGAAATCGTTAAATCAAGCCTACTAGTAGATTATATTATTCTAGAAGAACAAGAAAGACGTAATTATATATCTACTAAACAAATGAATATTATTAATCAATTACAAACATATACATATGATATTAAAGCTGGTACTACTGAACAATCATTTAGTTTAAAGAGTATGCATTATCCAGTTACTGAATTAATATTTGTCGTTAGACGCAATGATTCACAAACAGCTAATGATTATTTTAATTATAGCAATCAAAATTTATCTAATCTAAGAAATAAGGGTAATCCTATTAAATATGTTAAATTGACATTTGATGGAAGTGACCGCATTCAAACTACTGCCGCATCTAACTTTACCCAAATAGAACCCACCAAAGTCCATACTAATACTCCTATAAATAAATATATTCATGTCTATTCCTTTGCTTTGGAGCCTGAAAAAATAGAACAACCTAATGGCTTATGTAATTTCTCGGAATTACAGGAAGCTATATTACATTTGACATTTGATGACCCTATGGTGGCAAGTACTCTTATTATATATGCTGTAAATTATAATGTTCTGGTATGTATGAATGGTTCTGGATCACCATTACATTATTTGAGTAAATCTACACCAACTATATTTCCAGATGATAATTGTTAAGAGAATATGGCTATGACTATATGAGTATATAGCTAATAATAATAAAAATAAAAAATAAAAATAATTCTAATAAAATATACAACACATTTACAATACATATTTACAATACATATTTATAATACATATTTACATCTTTTTCTTTATATCTTCATATAATTCTGCTTTTAACTTATTTACTTTCTTATCACAATTACCCATCTTTTGAGTATCAATTCTATGTAATTTAGCCAATGTTTGTAAATCGACTAGATTATATTTTGCAATAGGTTTTAATTCTTCTTTACCTGAATTAGTACTTGCTTCTTTTTTAACAATAGTCTTTTTAGTAGATACAAAATTCAATAATTCCTCGATAGGAATGGCTTCATTAGGTATGGCTTCTTTCTCTTTCTCTTTCTTTTCTTTTGCAATTTGTTGTGATAATTCTAGAGCAATTTCTTTTTTAGTCTTCTTTTTCTTAATATCACATGCCATTGGAACTCTAGATAGAATGGATTCTAAATCATTAGCTAGAATAGCTTTTACTATTTTAGGTTTCTCCGCTGTAGTAGGTTCCTGTTGTAATCCTAATAGATCTCTAATATTATTATGCTGAGTATTATCCTGAGTATTATATTGAGTAGGAGCTCCCATAGGTTCTTCTTCCTGTTCTTCAATATCAATCATATCTTCATTAGGATTATAATTATTCATATTAGGTATAAGTAGTGAATCATTAATTTTCTTATTAATATTTCTTATATCATTAGCTGTTTCACCTTCTAGACTCATAGAATAATGATAATCTATCGCTTTATGTAGTGTATCATCAGATTCATCAATAATATTATAGGCATCTTCAATATTATAACTAAGAAATTGCCCTTCCACACTATTCGCCAGTTTTATATCAATAATAAAATCCTTAGGCTCTTTATATTTTTCTAAAACTATCCTTTCAAAATTCTTAGATATTATACTGTCTATAACGTCCTGACCAAATGAATGATTACCAGTAGAATTCATTAAAGGTAAGTATGTATTTGCAGCATACTTAATAATAATTACAAAAGATGGATCAGATTCATTAATAGATTCAGAATCATTAATAGAATCAATAGTATTACTACTATTATTAGTATTTGCATTTAAATCATTATTAGTATATTTCACATCAATATATTTTTCATTAATAATATCTAGAACAATATAATTAACTTTACTATAATCGGCAATGAACTGCATAACATCAAATTCAACATAATTATCAAGGCCGGTCAAATTATGAACCATTTCGTGATGAGGAAAACGTAATTTGCGATAGTTTAATGACTTATAGTAATTTTCATACTGCATAGCCATTTCTCGCTTGAAAGTAGCTACTTCATTTTTCTTTTCAGTTTTATTCTTAATAATAAAATCAAGTTTAGACAACAATAGAAAACTTTTGTAAAAAGATTCAGGATTCTTAACTCCATAAATATACCAATCACTTTGCTTGAAGAAAGAAGACTTATTACATAATTTTAAAATAATTTCTGGTATATTCGCAGTTTCATTTTCACCATAAATAATTAGAGCTTTACTAGATATAGTTTGTACATCTTGTTCACGAGGATTTGCATTACCATGACCGTTAGTGTGACTGTGAGTTGTATTGGTAGTTGTATTAGTAACTATCTTAACGTGGCTTTCCTTATTAAGTTCAGTATCCATAGTATAATTGGCCTCAGTTAAATGTTCAAAATTATTATTCAATAATTCCATTTCAGATTTTCGAATTTCAATTGCCGTTTTCTGAACATATAAAGAATCATTCACCGAAGGTAATGTAATGCTAGAATCTTTACACTGTTGTAATTGCTGAACTATTTTGTCAATGGAAATCATCTTGGTACTTGTTCTAGATTATAAATATAATAAATATATTCAATATATATTATAGTTTTAAGTTATGTAAAATGATATGTATTATAAATTGTAATGGAAATTATATTCAATTTTCTAAAATAATATCGCGATATATATCGCGAGTTTGTTCATCTTGATCTATTATTTTATTATTGGTTTCACAAAAGGAAATAAAATTACTTATTTCTTGAATACTACACTTTTTCAATGTACTTAAATTTATAAATATACCATTCTTATTTGTACTATATTTTTCATTATTATTTTTAATGATTTTAAATATTTCAGTTAATTCATGTTCTGAAAGTTGCTCAATTTTATTCTTAATCTCTGTATTTGATAATATTATTAATCCTTTATTTAATTTCTTATTTTGCAATGTCTTAGGTGAAGATGGAGGTGATGATGATCTGGATGATGTTCCAGATTGCGTATTAGAATTTATATTAGAGTGTGAATGTATATTTGATTGTGAATTAGTTTGCGAATTTGATTGGTATAAAGGCGGCAATTCAATAATAGAACTAAAGAAATTATCTTTTACTAATAAGTCTTTAGGTTCTTCTGCGAGCTCGGGTATTCCAGATGTATAGCTAGAACCCAAGCTCGCAGTATTATTATCAAGTGGGCTTACAATCTGATTAACAGTAATCTGTGATAATATATTTTTTTTCTTACTTATTGGTGGCATAGTTTAATTGATAAATCTTATCATTTATCTATATTTTATGAACTTAAAGAATACGCATATTAAGAATGTTTATGATGGGAATTGATAATTTGGAAAAAAATATAAAATATACAAAAAATTGAAATTTATAAGATATAATTGTAAATGTATTATTATTACTGTAAGAACTGTATTTACCTTCTTTGTTACCTAGAATGTGGGATATGTATAGAGGAATTATGACGATAGTCTGGGGGATTTCCTGTGCGATGGTGTATTCAATCATCATAGGATACTTTTCCTTCACGCTCTTTAATGAGAGTTTCATAATATATTCGATCTTTGAGGCGGTTGTTCCAGTCGTCATTGTAGGAAATATGACCGAGTATTGCGAGTCACCTCCAATTGATGTCTATGGCATTATCAATCAATACTGTAAAGTGCCTTCAAATAAGCATTTTATTATTCTCATTGACTTGATACAATACGAAGAGATTATGAGATGGGTCACATATACTAGCATGCTCCTTAGTGTATGGATGTTCTATATTGTATTTGATATGATGATATCGGTAAAATCTACTTCACGTCGGTTTAAGTTGTTTCTGGTATTGTGTGCTTTTCCTATGCTTATTTGCGAGCTCCATTACGCTGGATTATTGGTTGAATATATCGATATCGATTGATAGCTGATAGCTAATAGCTGATAGCTGATAGCTGATAGCTTCTGTACTAGATACATTTCAATATTTTTTTATAGATACATGCATATATCTACATAGTATTCATAGTAGATGGTATTAGACTACTAAAGTCACCATATTTAGAGCCTTTAATAGAAACATTTTGACTCCGGGGCATAATTGGAATAGGTGATGTAATATCTTCAATATATTTATTATATTGAGTAACATTGGGAATTATAATACGGACACACTCGTCAATCACATATTTATTTAATACTTTAACTTGGCTCTCAATATCAGTAGGTAAATTGCGACTATATTGTAAATACATACTTTTCATAATGATTTGCAATTCTTGATAGGATTGTTTACTAATAGATTTCTGGCTTTGTCTATAAACTTCATTAACTATTTGTGTCTGGATACGCTCAACATTATCATTACTAAAATAAGTTCGGGAGAGCGCATTTGGTACAACAATATTACTAATTAGTTTGACATCAGTATCTTGTTGTTTATTAGAATCACTATATAAATCATATGGCCGGCTAATTTCATTTTTTTCCATTTGTATTAGACCCCCTTGATTCCTATATTGATATTCCGCATTTAAAACATTATTATCGCCTACTATTTTTTCATCAACTATGAATTTATCAGTTTGAGGAGGTATAAATATACGACCATTAAAAGCATATTGTTGAGCTCTTACTGTAGGATTCATTTGCTCCACAGGTTGAAATTTATCAAAATTATTAAATCTGGAATTGCGAGACATTGTATATATAGATTGCTTTACTATATACTTTTATATATATTATGTATTCTAATGTATTCTAATATATTCTAATATATTTACTTCTATAATTTGTACTAGTATAAATATTTAGATAGTTTATTTATATAGAGTTATTTGTGGTTCGATTTTTACATTCTATTATTATCTATTATTATCTATAATAAATATAGTAAATATAGTATATAGTGTAAATATATTATTTATTATGAGTGAAAGCTTATTAGAAATACCATTAGATTTTATTAAAGAACATCTTACTGGCTGGGTAATAGTAATTATAGTAGCTGTAATAATTTATTTTATTTGTTTAAGATCATATTATATTAAAAAAGAGCAATTCTATAATGAAGTAATAGATAATATTGACCAAGAGGGCGGTAATGGTAGTAATGGTAGTAATGGTGGTAATGGTGGTAATGGAGATATTGATAGTCTTAATATTGAAGACGTGGAAGATATACTAGTTAATAAAAATAATAAAAAACAAAGAAAACAAAATACAAATGATTTTATAAAAGAAGAGAAAAGTAAGAGAAAAGCTATTAAACAATCTGATGGTAATAATAGCAACAATAGTAATAGTAGTAATTATAATAGTAAAAGTGTAGTTTCTAAGAAAAGTAAAACTAGAGGACCAAGGAGTAATGATGATATTGAAGGATTTGAAGGATTCATATCTCCAACTACAACTCAATATGTTACGATACCTACTGCAACTTCCACACCATCTGTCACAAATCGATCGGCACAGTTATCAGTTGATCTAAAACTCATTAATACAACATTATTTGATAATATAAAATTAACTACGGCACAAATTACATCTTGTAAAAATAATTATAATCAGGTCATAGCAACTTATGTTTCAGATTTACTTAAATTATCAATACTCCGAAAAAATAATCAATTCTTGAATATAAAAAAGCAATTTGATGTAATTATTTCTAAGGGTATCGATAATATTATGAATTATTTAACTAATACTATAAAGTCACCACTTATTCTTACCCGATCTAGTATTAGAACAGATGTTATAAATGTTCTCAGCGCCACAATTGGAATTCTGATTGATACTGAAAATAATATTCTTACCAGTGAAATATCTAAATTATCGGCAATGGATTCCACTACTATCGACTACAATACTATGATGAAAAATATTAATACGTCCAGAGCCAAAATAGATGAATATATTGAAATTGATAAATTAGTATCTAGCAATGGTAGTAATATTGGAAACTATGATAGGAATATAGATAAAGTATTAGATAAATCAAATATTTTACCTATTTATGAGCGCAATTTTGACAAGATTAATCAATTAATTAATAGCGATTTTAATAATAATGAAAGTAATCTCTCAAGTAAATATGGTTCCGCATATACCGATTATTTAAATGAAAAGAAAAAAGATGAATTAGATGTAAATCCATTACGACTTGCTAGCAAGATTGAATCCAGTATTGTAAATATGATCTCTAGTTATGGAGGCGGTGGTAAGGGTACTCGTGGTAGTGGTAGTGGTAGTGGTAGTGTCAGTAGTTCTAGAGATATTGAATATGATGATGAAGGAAATCAAATATTGGAAGCCCAAAGTAATCCTATTCCAGAACAACAACAGAATCTAGTTGATAAAATAGCTTTAAATACAGACCATAATATTTATAAAGATAGAGGAAATATAGGCAATTATTTAATTGATAAGAAAACCCAGAAGCAAGTTTTAGAAGGATTTGTAGGTAGTCCTACTGCAACTCCTACTGCAACACCTACTGCAACACCTACTGCAACACCTATTAAATCATCTAATAAGAATAGTGATACTAGTGATACTAATATAGTATCTAAATTATTAAGTGGTGATTTTATGAAATATATAATGGATATTATGAATGAATATATTAATATGTTTTATGGAGAATATAATAAAAAATTCGGTGATGGCAATGGCAATGGCAATGGCAATGGCAATGGAAAAGGAGACGCTAAATTTAATCTAGAAGAGAATATGATACCTGCCGGTTTTCTATTATTTATTCTAAGTATGCTATTCTATTTTATTGATACAACATCATAGGGTAAAATGATTATGTATTATGTATTTTGTATTTTGATTTTTTATTTTTTAATCTTTCATAATAATAATATATCAATCTTATCTACTTATATAATTATCTAAAAATGGTTCATATCAAGAATAAGCATAAATGTACAATGCAAGGTCTGCAAAAATGGTTTGAAATGAAATTTGAAAAGCTAGGGTGGATGGCCCTTGCTAAAGCACATGGCCACGATTTACTTGTGCGTTCATACCTTCAATCTATAGATCACTTGAGCGACTGCATCAGTTATAAAATAAAGACAGTCCAGGATCCTGATCGCAAAGAAGATCTTAATATTATGTGTGATCATGTCGATACTCTTTGCAAAGCCGCCGATAAACTCCTTAAATCTGATATACGTGAATGTACTACACATAAGAAACATCATGAAGTTAGAGAACATGATGTTACTTTCCATGGTCTTCATATGTGGCAAAAGAAAATGTTTGAAAGGCTAGGATGGATGGTTCTAGCTAAGAATGAAGGAAATAGTCTTAAGATTAAAGCTTATCGGGAATCTATCTGCCGCCTTAAGCATAGTCTTATGAATAAGATGAATGATGTTGAAGAAAAAGATCGCGAGGATGATTTGAAAATTCTTTATGATGATGTTTGTATCCTTTGTAGTGTCGCTGATAAAGTTTTAGGTAAATGGGAAGGTTCTGGTAAAATGAGTTCTTCTACCGCCGCCACTACTTCTAATCCTACTATGAAGAAAAGTCAGAAGAAAATAAAGAAAATGTCTAAGCGTACCAAGAAAACTAGGAGTGATAGTGGTAGTGTATTTGGTGGTTTGTTCTAAATAGATTTGTATTTTTATTTTGTATTCATGTACATCTAGCGTTATCTAATTTTTATCTTTTTATACATATTCATTATATCTATTATTCATTATATCTATTCACAAATATAAATATAAATATAAATATAACATAAAAAAGTAATACAGTAATACATAATACAGTAATACACAATAATTATAACAAAATGTCAAATTCATACATATACCATACTGATGATAATAAATACGAAGAAGCTCTAGCACCACGTACAACTCCTCCAGATACTAAAATACAAAACCACATCATTGTAATTAATAGTATCGATCGAAATTGGTATGGCTATCCTAATGAAACCCCATACAATTACCTGGTTAAACTGGGTGGTGCTCCAACTGACCAATACTCCATTGTTTCACATGATTACAAGAATGTAGTAGCATTTTCCATCGATAAGATAATATTACCCAATCGCCCCTGTATTCAATCATATAATTCCAATATTGCTCCGCGCTTAAATGATTACCCATATATTGCCATTACAGTAGCCGGTATAAACTTTTCTTCTTATGGAACCAATAGGACTCTCAATGATACAATAGGTATATTTACACCTATATTACCTTTACCCAAACACCTATCCGATGTTTCCTATCTTGAGTTTAAAAATACCAGTACCCAGAAGAAAGAATATACCCAATCACCAGAAGGTTATATATCTCGTATAGATTTATCCATTACTAGCCCTAACGGCACTATCGCATCAAATATTAATGATGTTCTAGATATATATTCGATATATCTAAATACCAGTAATACAGTTCCTTTGAGTATTACCGATTCCCTAGTAATCCAGACTAATACCTATTTCAATGATGTAGAATTTATGGGTAATGACTTGATCCGGATGAAGAACTACGTATATCATAATATGAGTTATGATGAATCTGGAATATTTAATAGCTGGATTAATAGAGATAGTGGTCATTATATATTAGATATTGGGAAAAGTAATATGGGAACCGAATTATACAATCAAATTATTATACCTATCCCAGCCAGTCTTTCTAGAAGCACCGGCAATATTGCCGTGGAAAATTGGTTTAGTAGCTTTGTGGATAAAAGTTTATCCAATATCGCAATCCAGGATACTAGCGGAAAATTAATAAATGTAAATACGCAATCACATTTAATTGTAAATATAAAAACTTTGGAAAAGAATGATGCTAATTTGTTTTTGAAAGACCTACAATAAGTTTTACCAAAACTTAACTAAAAGCTAGGTGGCCTTTAGGCCACCAGAATTTAGAAATATTTTTTTATCAAATAAAAAATAAAATAAATAATAATTACAATTTTTATAATTTTTATAATAATCATAATAATTTTAGAAATAGAGAGATGAATAGGAGAATAGTTATACTATATTATATAACTACACCCGTTTCTTCATAACCACCTTCTTGGCTTCCACCTTAATAGGTTTATTACCGCTCAATTCCTTGGGATCGATGCTCATATATTCGCAATATTCATCCAAATGCTTCTTATATTCAGCCTCGAATAATTTCAAATCCTCTTCCCAAAGGTCCTTATCGGTTTTACCTTTCAAAGTCGCCAGGCGACCTTCTTGTTCCTCTTTTTCCTTCAATAGATCTTCCACTTTTTCCTTTGTCAAATTATAAATGGGCATCGATATCAAGAAATCATAAGAACCCTCTGTATTCTGGGCCGCGGTCATATCATCGATACCAATCAATTTATTACCTTTCGGGGTAGAACACATCTTCGGATATTTGAAAGCTACCAATTGTTTAATAACATCGGCTTTAGCTACATTACGGATTTTCACCGTATCATTAATAACATCCATTATAAATCGCGCGCGCGTTGACAGCAAGAACAAATCCTGTTCCAATATCTTAATCAAATTTTGACGGCGCAATTCATAATATATAATCCGCTGATCATAATAATGCTGTAATATTTCTTCTGGGCTCTTGAAATTCTTCAATTTACCAGTTTCATCATACAAATTCATATTATTAGCACAACTAATCGACGATGTCAATTGAAATAGCTTTTCCAATTCATTAATACCCGCCTTATCCATCTCAGAAAGCAAATTGCTCAATATAGTAGGATCGAACTTAATAGTAAACTTAATTGCCGCTTCGGAACTCTCATTCTTAAACGATTTAATCAATTTACCATCCTCATCCGCATAATCAACCCATTTAGGCTGTTTCTTAGATGCCGCAGCGGAGGCGGCTTTCTTCGGAGCGGCTTTGATAGCCTTACTACCGGCCTTCTTCTTCTTATCCGAAGAACTGGAGGCGGCTCCGCCAGATGGCATATCAGCCTTGTAGCCTTTTTCATAAATATCTAGCAATTCCTTAAAATCGGAAGTCCAAAATCCAATAGGCAATTCCGTAATTTCAATAGTGGTATTATCTAGGACCTTATAACGCCCCTTGCTTAACCATTTATTAGGCGCCACTTTGCGCATGCTGCCATTAAATCCTCTATACCAGGGATTCATCGGCTCAATAGATAAATCAACCATCAAACGCCTAATATTAGCAACAATATCGGCAGGATTGAACTGCGGGACATTAGTTGACCAGCCGGTACCAATACCCATAGCGCCATTAATTAATACAATGGGAACTATAGGCATATATGCTACCGGTTCTACAGCTTCCCCATCATCTATATTTAATTTCAATAATGGCATATCATCCTTATTAAAGATGACGCTGGTTATCTTGGAAAGATAGGTAAATATATACCTAGCCGCAGCACTATCTTTACCGCCCTCTAGACGAGAACCAAACTGACCCTCTGGCATTAGCAGATTAATATTATTAGTTCCCACATAATTCTGGGCCATATTAATAATAGTCCCGATCAAACTGGCCTCACCGTGGTGATATGCCCCATGTTCACTAACATATCCTGCTAGCTGGGCCACCTTTATTTCACTTCGCAAATTCCTTTTGAAAGAGCAATAAAGAACTTTTCGCAAGCTGGGCTTAAATCCATCGAAAACACTGGGAATACTACGATGATTATCATAATTACTGAAATGAATCAGATCCTTATTGATGAAATCGGTAATAGTTACTGCAGTCTGATTAATATCTAAAATACAATCGGAATTGTAATCACTTAACCAGGCTTTCCTGTCATCGGCCCTATCTTTGCTGAAAGCCATATCTACACTCTCATCCGCGGATTTATCCCAATGATAGGTCACTATTTTAAAATTCTTGAAATATTCTTTACCCTCTTGCGGAGTACTAGATCCCAACCCTTTATAATATTTGACCTCATAGCCTTTACCTCCATTATGAGAATCGGACCATTCATTATAGGCACTCAATGTATAGAAAGATGTACCGGTAAGTTTCCCATTCTTAGCCCCCTTTTTCCATACTTTAACAATAGGGGTAAGGAGGCTGGTAACGAATCCTGTAAGTCCCATTAAACTGGGCCACTTGCTCAGGAAATTTATGATAAGACCCTTAATATGGGAACCATCTACATCTGAATCGGTCATTAACATAATCCTTCCATATCGTAATGATGTAACATCCTTATATTCGACATCTTCCTGGAGCGCCAGAATCTTCTTAATATCACAGATCTCCTTATTATTAGCCAGACTCACATCTTCCTTATCACGGACATTCATTGGTTTCCCTTTTAAAGGATAAACACCATAGAGGTCATGCCCATTAGGAATTACACTAATCCCCGCCACGGCCATAGCCTTAGCTGAATCTCCCTCGGTCAAAATCAAAGTACATTGGTCTCCCTTTTTAGTCCCTGCGAAATTCGCATCAATCAATTTTGGAACATCCAAAATGCGCTGCTTTTTCTTACCATCCGTCTTTTTCAAGACCTGGCTATCGCGGAATTCACTGAGGGCTACAGCCCGGTCCATAATACCACTTTCTGCCAATTTGTCAATAAAAGCGTCAGGAACAATACATTCACTACCGAAATTCTTGGGTAATGTACTGAGGGTTTCCTTGGTTTGACTGCCAAAAGTTGGATTGACGATGGTACAATTGACAAAGACCATCAAATTGTCCTTAATAAAGGATTCTTTAACTTCGGTCTTCTTTTTCTTTAGAATAAAGGCTACCATTTTAGAAGTAATCTGTTTTACAATGTATTCCACATGTTTGCCGCCTTGATGGGTATTAATACCATTGACAAAGCTGACATGTTGAAATGTAAAATTGGGGCTCATACAGGCACCTATTTCCCAACGGTCGTTAGGTTTACAGGATACAGTAAGGTGGTCCGGTTCCAAATATAATTTCATATAATCGGTAAATGATGTTAGCGCAATTTGCGCATCATTATAGAATATATCCAATTGTCCGCGAGAACAGGCATACATATCAATAGTCCGCTTTTTAATAACATTCTCTAACTCAACACTCATCCCCTTCAACTTAAATTTGGCATAGTCGGGAATAAATGTAATGCGAGTATAAGGTTCCCCTTTGAAGGATTCTACAATGGGTTCTCCTTTAATACTCATATTATCGCGATATTCTTGGCTATATTTCAGTTTCCGGTGACGGTCTACTGTTTCAATCTTGAAATAGGTTGAAAATATATTAGTAAGTTTGGCTCCATAACCATTTTTGCCACCAGTTATCTTCTCTTCTTCTTTATTATAGTTTCCAGAAGTTAATAGCTCGCCGAAAATCATTTGTGGAACATAAACCTTTTCGACAGGATGTAAAGCTACATCAATACCTTCTCCATCATTTTCAATTGTAATCTGACCTTTTTCACGATCAGTCCATACTTTAATATATGATACTTTTTTCATTTTCTTTTGAGTTTTATCACCACTGGCCAAATTGATAGCATTCTTTTGATTAACCCGATTCATATTGTCAAAACCATTAATTAGAATTTCTTCAATAATACTACGAAGTCCTGGAACATATTCAATTTCTTTATTAATAATACGGAAATCAGATTTGACATTGTCTTCTAATGGTGAATCAGTAGTAGTAGTATCAGCTGTATCGATAGTAGTATTTTTAATAGTCCACACTTGGGCAGTTTCTTTAATAATGCTTCCAATATATGTATCAGGTAAATCTTTAATATGTTCTAGCTGAGACTTCTTTTTATATTTCTCAGCCAAATCATCTAATGGTTTAGAACTTTCATTATCTTCTTCATCATCAGTATTTTTATCATTAGATTTTGATTTAGATTTTAATTTAGGTGTAGCTTTAGGGCTAACTTTAGTTGTAATTTTCTTTTTAGGAGTTTCATTAATAATTTTAGATGAAGTATTACTTTCATCATTAGTTTGATTCATAAGTTCACCAATTGAAGTCATTTTAATAAAAGGATAAATAATAAATGATATGTAGCAGTGAATAGATTATATTTATGACTATATATATAATTATAATTCAATTTTTATATTAGATATTTTCTTATTGAATTAATGATACCAAAAATAATAATATAATTATACGCATAAAATTTCTAATTAGATATATATAATAGATAGTTAATATATAGTACGTAATCTATATCTGTATCTGTAATATGATTAAACATAAACTAAAAATTACAAGAAGTAAAGGAACAAGTAAGGTAGTGAAAAATGGAGTAAGTAAAAGATCGAGTAGTGGAGTGCGTAATGGAGTTAGAAAGCAACTTATAAAAGTAAAATTATCACATGATCAAATTGAGTTTTTATTATTCTTTAGAGTAATTATAAATTATTTTCTATTACTTATAAATCATAATACAAAACCTAATATTATAAAGCAAACTATAGTTAATTTATTAAAAGAAATACGTAATCATAATAAATATATAAATAAAAATACTACTGATTCCCAATTAGATATACTATATAAAAAACTATATGATAGTTGTAAAAAATTAAAGAAAGAAATAGATAATACTAAAGAGAAAAATGCACTTATGAATCAGATAATGGCTGAAAATACAAATAATAATATCAATGAAGATTCAGGTATGGAAAAAATATATACTAAAGGTTCAACTTTGAAAGGGAAAGAAGGGAAAGAAGGGAAAGGGAAAACTAAAAGTAATTATCAGGGTGGTTTTTATTTTAAGAGTATGGAAGAAAAAGGAGATCAACCTATTACTGGTAATGATATAGCAAAACTTTTAGATGAAATGCAAAAATTCTTTGGTAATGCTAAATATACAGAAGAAGGTGAGTTTTTAACAAAAACCGATACATTATTAAGTATGTTTAGAGGTGATGTAGATCAATTCAAGGGCTATGTACAATGGTATATCCTTCCTAAATATTATCAATACACTCCTCCTTTTCTTAAATGGGATAATATTAAAGCTGCGATTGCTAATAGAAAATACGAAGATTTACCGGATTACTTACTTGCTTATCAATCATATTTACGTTCCAGGGATGAGTATCTTGTTGAAAAAGGTGTAAAGTCTCCTAGTGTATTAAATAAAGGGTTATATTCTGGTTTTTATGATAAAATTTCGCGTAAAATGGATGTAGGAATACAAAAATATCAAAGATTAAGAAAAATGGCTCACGGACAATTTACTCCATTAGGATTACCTATGTAATAATTATAAATACATGTAATTCTAGATACATATATTTCCTAATATATTTTCTTGCATAAGTATAAATACAAAGTTAAGTATATATTTTTAAAAATGGATTTTGTAATTGGTATTCTATTAGTAATATTTATAATATTTATTCTTATTAATTTTGTCTCAATAAGTGTATCTAATAATCAAACAGGTACAAGTAGTAGTTTATATAGTCCAGGAAGTAATAATTTTCTATTTCCTATGCTAAATAATATGAATGGACAATGTGGTCAATCTGGCCAGAATGTATCTGGACGACAAGTATCTACACAAGGAACTACGCAATTATCTGGTCAATATAGTGTATATAATGCTCCTTCTCCAGTACCATCATCTTTATCATTAAATAATCAAAAATATGACTACAATAAATATTTTTATTTGAAGTAGATTATTTTTCTATGTTTGGAATTTTTGTTGTTTTATATTTTTGTTTTATATTTTATATTTTATTTACATTTTGTATAGAAATCAAAAATATTATAAGTTATTATTATAGAGTAAAATATAGTAATATAGTAATACTAATATAGTAATATAGATTATATTCTATAATGGTTTTATCATTAAAAAAAAAAGTTATAATTGGTCTTATAATAGTAGTATTTATACTATTTATATACACTTTATACTTATTATATAATTATTGGTCAAGTAGCAATGGCAATGAAAAGTTTGGGAATGTGAATGTGAATGGTAATAATGGTAATAGTAAAGAAGGGTTCAGTAATAGGAAGAAGGCTAAATTCACAAATACACTTCCAACATCAATCAAATATGTATCAGATGTTTATAGTATTGCTATATATAATAATACTACACCTTTTGATTCATTACAATTAGCGGGTATTTTTATATATGATGAAAAGGGTAATAGTATTAATTTATTAGATTCTAAAAATGGATTTACTACAACTAGTAGTCCACCAAATCCATTTTCATCCTCAAATAAATATGATACATTACCTAGTAGGATATTAAATATACAAAATTCACAACCTACTAGAACATTATCTAATGCCATATCTATGCATAATACATCTGAAAATAATTATGCTGGTTTGCCTAATAATACATTTACTAGTTGGCCAAATGGATATTTAACAAATTTTTTACATACAAATGAAGGTCAATTTGGATATTGGATTTATAATTTTAATAATCCACTTAATATATCCGCGGTCGAAGTATTTTCACGAACTGACGTAGCGATATCTAGACAACATAATATGATTATTAATTTATATAATGATAGTCCATCTAATCCTATTCAAAGATATATTACTACTAATCCAGATAAAACATTAATAGCAACAGCAACATATGGCCCAAATATAGATCCATGGAATTCTGTATCAAATGTAAATAATAGCCATAAAGTTTTTGTGATTGATTCTAGTTTAGTACCATCTTCTAATGCCTTTATACCTGCCACAGGATACAATAATACTAATATTATTAATGCTTTTACAGGATTAGCAAGTTCATTAGATACATATAATTTTCCATTAAAATATGTATCGGGGGTTCAAAGCATTGCTATATATAATGATAATAATGCTGCCATTACTTTAGCAGGTCTATTTATTTATGACAAAAATGGAAATGCTATTAATTTAATTGATCCTGTTAATAATTCTGATAAAAAATTACAAGATCCATCAACTGGTTATTATAATAGTAATCCTTATCAATATATTCAAAATGGAGATCTAAGTGCGAATAGATGTTTAAATACTTATTATTATCAATCAAATAGGAATATATATAATGCTATATCATCATTTAATAATTATAGCTCAAATTTCTGTGGCTTAAACACATCATTTATGACTTTTACTAATGATAAATATATAAATAATTATTCTGAAACAAATAGTGATGGGACTAAAAAACCTAATTATTGGATTTATAATTTTAATACTCCTGTAAATATATCAGCTGTTGAAATTTTCAGTGATAGTAGAGCTAATTCTTTTAAAGACAAAGGGGTAAGATTAAATAATTTGCAATTCGTATTATTAAATACTCCTATAATATTCACTTCTAAAACTGGTGGTATAGTACTATCCCCTGTTAATCAAACAAATTTTACTGGTAATACTGGTGGTATAGTACTATCCCCTGTTAATCAAACAAATTTTACTGGTAATACTGATTTAAATATTATGCCTACTTCAAAAAATACTTTAGCTTATGGAACATTTGGACAAGTTAAAAATACTAGTGCTAGTGCTGGTTACGAGGATTTAACCCATAAAGTATTTGTAATTGATCCTTCCCTAATTCCATCTACCAATCCTACTATAGCTACTGGAAGTGATAATACTAATATTATTAATACTATGCAATTGGGATCCGCTAGTTCTACTTCAACTTCATCAATAATATCACAGATACCAAAATATTTACCTCTCCAAACACCATTATTTTCTATTCAATATGTTCCGGGTGTATCTTGTATTGCTATATATTTACCAGGTTATAATGTTTTAAGTTTATCCGGTGTTTTTATATATGACCAAAATGGTAAAGCTATTAATTTATTAGATCCAGAAAATGGATATAGAATAGGAACAGGTTCAAGTCCTAATCCACAACAATCATCTATGGAGGATCAATATCCAGATAATGCAATAAAATCACTAATGCTACAACCTAATAGAAATATATCTAATGCTATATACCCATATAATAACTATTCTAATAGTTTTATAGGTTTAAATAATTTCTTTTATAAATGGAATTATGGTTATACGACAGGTACACAATTTAATAATCCAAGTTTTTGGTTATATAATTTTACAAAACCTGTTAATATTTCCGCCTTTGAAATATTTACAAGACAAGATTGCTGTCCTGATAGAACAAATAATTTAACAATTAATTTATATAATAAAATTATTCAAGGTTCAAATTTTACAAATATGGGAAGTATACAAACTTATATACAAAAAGGTACTAATAGTGACTTAATAGCATCTGGTACATTTGGAAAAGTTACAGGTAATCTGACTGATCAAGCCCACAAAGTATTTGTGGTGGATCCAAGTTTAGTTCCATCTACCAATGATACAATAGCTTCTGGAAGTGAAAATACTAATATTATTAATCCAATGACTATAAGTTCTGGTATAACTATTAATACAACACCTCCTAATACTGTAATACAATATATTGCTGGTGTAAAAAGTATTGTAATCTCAAATACTATAGATCTTATTGTTTTATCTGGGATTTTTATATATGATGATAAAGGTAACCTTATACAAAATATAGCTGGAGGATCTACTCAATCTACTAATTGGCGTGAAAATACTCCTCCTGATAATGCTTTTAAAAATTTAACATTACAACCTACTAGAACATTAAATAATGCTATATATCCTTATAATACATATAATAATAATTTTATAGGATTAAAAAAATCAATAATGGATTTTACTGAAAGTACTATGGCAATAACAGGTAATGATAAACCAGCTTATTGGATTTATAATTTTCCTAGAGCTGTAAATATTTCTGCTGTTGAAATATTTACAAGATCTGATTGTTGTCCAACTACTTGTCAAATTAGTATTAGTTTATTGAATAAAAAACATAACCCTGGAACAACTACTGGTTTAGGTGCTAATATTATCTCAAGTGAATTATTAGCATCATCGTCATTTGGTCCTATAATAGCAAATAGTAATAAAAATGCTAATATACCTAATGGTTTATGCGATGCTGATAATGCCCATAAAGTCTTTGTTGTTGATTCTAGTTTAGTTCCCCCTACAAATGTATTTATACCTACTGATGGTAGTAGATCTAATACTAATATTATAAATGCTTTTACTTTAAGTCCTTCGACATCATTAACACCTACTACTACAGTTCCCACCACTACACCTCCTATTACTACCACTACCACTACCACTACTACGACAACCAGTACTATCCCTGCAACTATACCGGCTACTATACCGGCTACTACCACTAGTACAACTATCCCGGCTACTACCACTAGTACAACTATACCGGCTACTACTACTACCAGCACTACTATTCCGGATACTACTACCAGCACTACTATTCCAGCAACTACTACTAGCACTACTATTCCGGCAACTGCCGCACCTATGTATATGCCTCCTGTGTATACTATTAGTAATACTGTCCCACCCACTACTACAACCACTACTACTATGCCAGCTAGTACAACCACTACTACCACTACTACTATACCAGATACTACTACAACTATGTATATACCTCCTGTAGCAACAAATCTAGATTGTCATATATTTGATAAAGATCAAACTAGTTGTATTAATACTAGTAATTGTTTTTATACTAATTTCAGTTGCTATAATAAAAATGAACTTTTCAGTGATGTTAAAACAAGTACTACACTATTTGGGTCTCTCATTCCAATAAAATCTACAAATAATACACAATTATATTATTTAACTTTAGCAAATTCAACAGATAAAAATAATTTTTTAATAAAGAAAATATCAACTATTGTAAATTGTAGTGATATTGACCCTAAATGTAATTTCTTATTGCCTAATAATATTGATATATCATCAAATCCTAATTTATTGAAATATTATATGGTATTATATAATGGTTCTCTTGTAAGAAATATAACCCAATATCCATTACTAAATACTGATCAAGTGGTAAAAATTCAAAATAATAATAATAGTTTAGTTTTAACTGATATTAATAATATATCTAGAACTGTAACTCTACAAATTGTTGATACATCATTATCTGAACCAGCCCCATTACAAATTATTGACCAAACTACTATTGATAAAATAGTTAATGATATATTAAAATCTAATGCTGGTCTTGTTAGCGCATCATCATCATAATATTTTTTAATGTACGGTAGAATTGTAAGTATTACATAAATAAATTACATTACATGGTGAAAATTATATTTTTTTGTATTATATTATTTGTGTTTTATAATTTTTATTTATTTTCTTCTTATTTATATATTAGAGCATAGTTAGTTATATTGACAACAATATGTTTATATTATCTTATAATCAAAAAATGATAATATATATTATAATAATAATAGTTATATTAGGCATTTTATATTATACTTATAATGAATTAATGAATGGTGGGGATGATAGGCAAAATAAAAATATAATATTAAAAGAACATTTTACAACAGAATTAATACCAGTGATTATGGGTGTAAATTCAGGAGGGAATATATTTTATGGTAATAGTAATATAAAAACTAGTCCTGACTGGAAACTACTAGAAGGAGGATTAAAAAATTTATCTTATTCTAATAAACAAGTATATGGTGTAAATGGAAATAATATAATTTACTATAATCCTGATTATACTACATCAGGATGGGTTCAAATTCCTAATCAAATTCCTAATCAAATTCCTAATCAAATCCTTGGTGGACTAAAACAAGTTAGTTTTGATGGATTTAATTTAATTGTAGTTGGTGTAAATCCTTCTGGTAATGTTTTTTATGCTAATAAAGATATAAAAACTAATCCTAATTGGACACCACTTACAAATCCTCCTAATGTATTGTTTTCTAATATCTCTTTTTCTAATAATCAAATATTTGGTGTAGATACTACTGGTAAAATTTGGTATAGTTCTGACTATACTACATCAAATTGGGTTCAAATACCTAATGGTATTACAGATGTTCTATCACAAATTAGTTTTGATGGATATAATATGATTGTAATGGGTGTTTCTAAAACAAATGGGGATGGATTAATATATTATGCCAATCAAAATATAAAAACAGTTCCTAATTGGACAAAAATTAATGGTGGTTGTGTAAATATATCTTATTCAAATGGTCAAGCTTATTGTGTATCTTCATCTGGTAGTATTTACTATAATGCTAATTATACTGATAGTAGTGATAAAAACTGGAAAATAGTAGATGGTGGATTATCACAAATTAGTTTTGACGGAAATACACTACAACCAATAATTAAATATGTATCAAATGTATCTAGTATATATATATCTAATACATCTGATGGTTTAAGTATAGGGGGTGTTTTTATATATAATGAAAAGGGTAATCTTATTAATTTATTAGATCCGAATAATGGATATACCGCAACCATTAATCCATATCAGTCTTCAACTCTTGACTGGTATGGACCACGACATGCTCACTTAGGTATTCAATCACTTAATTTACAACCTACTAGAACATTATCAAACGCTATATCTATAAATAATACATATGGTAATAATTATAATGGATTAAATAAAACATTTAGTGAATGGAATGGAACATATTTTTCACATACAAACCCAAATAACCCTAATTTTTGGGTATATAATTTTAAAACACCTATTAATGTATCAGCTGTTGAGATATTTACACGAATTAATTGTTGTGAATATAGAGTAAATAATATAATGATTAAATTATTTAATACTAAACTACCTTCAAATCCTAGTAATCAAAGTAATGATAATTTAATAGCAACTGGAACATTCGGAACTATTTTAAATGTTACTGGTGTTCCACATGTAGATAACGCTCATAAAGTTTTTGTAATTGATTCCAGTTTAGTTCCATCTACAAATAAAATTATACCTACTGGTACTACTAATACTAATATTATAAATGCTTTTACTTTAAGTTCTTCGGCATCAGTATTACCAACTACTACAGTTCCCATCACTACATCTCCTATTACTACAACAACCACTACCACCACAACAACTACATCCACCAAAGCAGCAACAACTACAAGCACTACTATCCCAGCGACAACTACAAGCACTACTATCCCAGCAACAACTACAAGCACTACTATCCCAGCGACAACTACAAGCACTACTATCCCAGCGACAACTACAAGCACTACTATCCCAGCGACAACTACAAGCACTACTATTCCAGCGACAACTACAAGCACTACTATCCCAGCGGCAACTACAAGCACTACTATCCCAGCGACAACTACAAGCACTACTATCCCAGCGACAACTACAACATCCACCAAAGCAGCGACTACTACTACAAGCACTACTATCCCAGCAACAACTACAAGCACTACTATCCCAGCAACTACTACAACATCCACCAAAGCAGCGACTACTACTACAAGCACTACAATACCAGCACTTACAACTACAACATCTACAATTCCAGCGACAACTACAACATCTACAATACCAGCAACTACTACAACATCTTATATTCCTACTCCTGAAGAACAAAAAATTTTAGATGCCCAACAAAAAATTTTAGATGCCCAGTATAGTGTAATAAAATCTTATACTAGTACAAGTACAACAGTACCAATTACAACAGTAGTTAATAATTTTAGAGATATACCAATAAAAAAAATAATGGATAATAACTATAATAATTATAATAACCAGAAATCGCATTTTGATAATGTAAATTCTATTATACTTAATAGTAATGATACTCCAGGTATAAATAATTATGTAAATTCTTATAATCGTGCAATATCCCTTATGGATGATCCTAATCAGTTAAACAATGCTGCTCTAGATACATATATTCATATACAAAATAAAAAAATAGAACAATTACAATCAAATTTAATGGGATTACAATCTAATATCGCCCTGCAGCAAAATAATAACTATGCTCCTGTAAAATCTATGAAGAGCATGTATAATTCGAGGATGTTAAATGTAGAAGAATTCCCTTCACCATTAAATGGTAATGCTGGTCGAGATGAAAGTAAATATCCCAATTATTTAATATATGGAAATAGAGGTTGTTTACAATATGAACGTCCTAATCCAATGTCAACAATGGCAAATGGTAATCCTTCCCCTCCTAACTGGTCTTTTCAAAACTGCAATTCAAATTTACCATCACAACAATTCTATAAAAAACAAATAAATAATTTAGCTGATTATAATACTCCTATTACCAGTGATAATACTAAAAAAATACTAAATACAAATAGTACAATGCTAGGTTTCTATGTTGTTAATCCTAGTACTGATCCTAATCAATGTCTTCAATTAAATAGTGATGGACTTAGTGTTATGCCTTGTACAATGGATTCCTCCCAAAGATTTAAACCCTCTTATCATTCGGTTCTACAATAGAAATAGATACTAGATACTATATCTACAGACTATATAGTAGCATATTAGAGGCACAATTATCCATATAAAAGAAATTAAGTAATAGACAGGAATCTTCCATGCGGCAGCATATTGCTTAATATTATTTAATATTGAATTACTATCATTTTTATTATTTATAATATCATTTATAATTTCAATACCTAATGTTAAGAAATATAAGATACAATTTATTAGTTCTAATACTAAAATATATTTAATCCATTTTATTTTTGATTTTATTTCTGTTTCTGTTTTTCCATTTTTCATAAATAAAACTAATATAAATACTATTGCTAGAACCGCATTTGATAATTCAAATCCCCATACATATTGTGTAGGACTATATTGTTTTATATATCTAGAATCGACTTTTGTATATTCAGCCCAGGCATCTACAAAGAATGTATTGATTGATGTTGTACCATTACTTATTTTTTCCCATAAACTTTCCTTTTCCAGAACAAGATTACTACGATTTTTAAATATATATATCTCCCAGATACCAATTAATAGATTAAAGATAGCCCAGATCCAGATAGGTAGATTACCCATTTTTACAATATGATTATAATATGATTATAATATGATTATTACATTTTACAAATAAAATAAATTATATTAAATTATATTATGAGTTAAATTATGAGTTAAAAACTTAAATAAAATATAAGCTTAAAACTTATCTAATATTACTCATTTAGAACATATCTAATAAATAGGATACTCTAGATAATCCAGATAACCAGATACTTAGATATATACTTAGATATATACTTAGATATATACTTAGATATATACTTAGATATATACTTATAATGTGTGGTATTCTTGCTTTATTATCGCATAAGCCTATTATAGGTAATTATTTAAAGTCGCAAGCTATAAAGTCAGCACAGAAGTTAAAGCATAGGGGTCCAGACGGAACTGGTATTTATCAAACTAAATATGCCTGCTTTGCACATACGCGACTTGCCATTATTGATCCTACCGGAGGGAATCAGCCTTTTGTAAATGATAATCTTATTCTTTGTGTGAATGGTGAAATATTTAATTACAAGGAATTGAAAAATGAGTATCCAGAGTATAATTATAAATCAAAAAGTGATTGTGAGCCTATTATGGCTATGTATTCGGCTTTGGCACAGAATTCAACTTTGTCTCATAATCAAATTGCTTCCATGATTGGGAAACTTGATGGTCAATTTAGTTTTATTCTTCATGATACTAATACCGATATGGTTTTAGTAGCTAGAGACCCTTTTGGTATCACCCAACTTTACTATGGTATGACCAAGGATGGTATTATCCAAGTCGCTAGTGAAATGAGAGTTATGGAAGATTGTATTAGTGTTAATGTAGTTCCAGGAGGTCATTATCTTTATTTTGATGTTAAAAATCCGGTTATAGAGAGTATTCCATATTTTCAAGATACTCCAGATGGAACTTGGTTACGACAGAGTATTGATGGCGGCAGTGTGTATGATTATGAGCCATCAGGCTTGCTATCACAGGAAGAACAAAATGTATTACAGAATCAAATTAAAACTGCCTTTGAAGATTCCGTTATTAAAAGATTAATGGCGGATGTGCCTTTTGGAATATTATTGAGCGGTGGTTTAGACAGCTCTTTAGTAGCCAGTGTGGTAGTGAAATATATTAGGGCACATCCGGAAATATACGGGGAAGGTGTAGATATTCATACTTTTAGTATAGGTGATAAGGATAGTACCGATTTACCTTATGCCCGGAAAGTGGCCGACTTCCTAGGTACTAAGCATCATGAAATAAGTTTTACTGTGGAAGATGGAATGAATGCCATACCTACTATTATTAATAATCTGGAAACATATGATATTACAACTATTAGAGCTTCTACACCGCATTACTTATTGGCCCAGAAAATCCAGTCACTAGGTATTAAAATGGTTTTAAGCGGCGAGGGTTCTGATGAAATTCTGGGTGGCTATTTGTATTTCCACCAGGCTCCTACTGACGAAGAACATCAATTGGAATGTAAGAGGCGGGTATTAGATTTGGGATATTTCGATTGTTTAAGAGCAGATAAGAGTACTATGTCCAATGGATTGGAATTGCGGGTTCCCTTTCTCTGTTCTAAATTTGTTAAATTATGTATTAATATTCATAAGGATGTAAAAACGCAAAATGGAATTGAAAAATATATATTGAGAAAGGCTTTTGATATTTATGAGAATGGCATACCTGTCTACTTACCCTCTGATGTTTTATGGAGGCAAAAGGAGCAATTCAGCGATTCGATTACTTATAGGTGGATTGATACTTTAAGGAATGATACCGATAAAGAGGTTAGAGATAAATCTCTAGTGGCCTATAATAATAGGGAATTCTTATATCCCTATAATACACCTCAAACTACAGAGGCATTTTATTATAGACAGATATTTGAAACTTTATTCCCTAATCGGGAAAAAACTGTTAAATGCTGGGCCCCTAATACACGATGGAAGGGAATTAGTTCTAGTGATCCTAGTGGCAGAGTTCAAGCTAGTCATTTCAATCCCCTCTCTCAATAGCTTCCATATCTACAATATCTTCTAAATTTTTTCGTGATAATAATTGTTTTTGATTTTTTTTTAATTTTAATTCTTTTTGATTAAATATATTATTATAAAACTTCTTTTGTTCTTTATTACAAGTAATATTATCACATTGTAATACTTTATTATGTAATATATCCATATCATGTTCTTTATAAATCTTTTTTAATTCTCTCTTTTCACATTGTAATCTATCCATATCTTCGTGATTTGATGACTTAGATGATGCCTTAGATGATGACTTAGATGATACTCCCTTGGATGATGTCTTAGATGATACTTTAGATAGGTCATCTTCAGTTTCATCTTCTATAATAGGTTCTGGACAAGCTATATTCAAAGATCTAATAATTAAACTATCAAATTCAGGACCTAATTTCTTAAGTTTTCTTTTTGTAAATTTGGAATCTATATTTTTACATTTATACTTTCTACAATATTTAACTTTTCTACAAGATTTATATAATTCTTTAGTTTCTTTACCTGTTATATCTGTTTTATATATTCCACAATATTTATCAATTATATGAGGTCTTAATATATGTTTTTTTGTTTTTGGTTTGGTATGTTGTCCAGAGTGTTGTTTGGAATGTTTTTTATTTTTCTTTGTCATTTTTAATATTATTAGTATTATTAGTATTAGGATGATATTACTATGATATTACTTAGATAATTATTATCCTATGCGTCATATTTTTAAAAATAAAAAATCATAAAATAACAAATATCAATAATTAATTAATTATATTATATCATAATATAAAGAATATTTATATATAAATATATAATTATATACTATTTAGATAAATTTATACCAACTAATTTACTAATACAAAATGCCTCGTAATCGCCGTGATGATGCCGAAACTAATACTTCTCTTAAATCCAATGATATTGAAGAAGATTATTTAGATGTAGATAAGCCTTTAAATGGTCAAAACTATTATTGTATTTCTTTTGTAAGTCCCGAAAAAATACTTATCCAGAAAGACCAATTTATGTTTTACCATTATGAACGTGCTGTTAATAAGAAGCTTTCTACTATGATTGATGAAACATTGGCAAAGATGATTGATGCTTCTGATGATGGTAAAATTGATATTACCGATGTTATTGCTCTTAAGAAGTCCGTTGCGGCGTCTTGCCAAGAGTATGATGTTACATTTGAGCAATTCAAGGATAAAATGGAGGATTTCAAGTTTCAAAATGAGGAAAAAATTGGTGAAGATTTTGATAAGAAAAATAACTTTCGCACTAGTGTTCGCGGTGTTAAGGTCCGCGGTGTATTTGATACTAAACGGGAAGCAGATATCCGCGCTTCTGTTTTACAACGCCAAGATGCTCTATTTGATGTATTTGTTGGGCAAATCGGGTATTGGTGCCCTTGGGATCCTAATCCTCAGAAAATTGACGATATTGAATATATGAATAATGATTTGAATAAATTGGTTAAGGAATATAAATCTAATGAGGCAAAGAAGGATATGTTTTATCAAGAACAGAAGACTCAGCGCCAGAAAGATGCCTTATCTGCGGAAGACCGCTTGAAACATCAAGAAGGACTTAACAAAATGAACGAATTCCGCGACTCTTTGAAGACCGGAAATAAACCAGATGTAGATAGTAGTGTTGTTAGTACTTTGAATGATACTGGTCTTATTGATTCAAAAGGTATTACTCTAGATGCCTTAATGAATATTAGTGAGGAAACTGATGGTAGTACCGGTGGAACTTCAACTCCTGTAGATGAAAAACCCCAGGCAATTACGCAAAGCTTGGAACTAGGCGGTGAGAATTCTAAGGAAATTACTGTGGAAGAACAGACTGAAGTTTTGATGTCCGATGATCCTTGGTTACAACGGAAAATGGCAGAAGCAGCAGCAGCAGCTTTTTAGAAAAAAGCCGCGCCAAAAATACCCTTCGGGAAATAGGGAATTTAGTTAGATTTTATATTTTTATTTTTATTATTATATTTATAAATTAACGTATTTTTTAATACTTTTTAAAATCTTTATCCGGATATCCGGTAAAAGATAAAATTTTATATTCGTAAAGGAGGGAGCTCGAGGGAACCATGGGTTCCTTCGTCACTTGAGGGGCTTCAGCCCTCATAAAGGGAACCATGGGTTCCTTCGACAAGGGAGCTCGAGGGGCTGAAGCCCTCGCTAGATCATCCTAAAAAAGACATCTTGTTTTTCAAACATATCCTGGAATGAGCTTTCGAGCTTAACTGGTCCAAACTGATCTTCATAAATACTACGAGGTATGAACCTATATTCTACAACTGTTTTTGTTTCCATATTATTTAATAATTTTTTTTGATATCCTAGAGCCATCATTATTAAACCTAGAACAAGGAGAACTAAAACTAAACTTTGCATTTTATTTTCTTCTTTTTGTTTTTATAATTTATATATATATTATATTTCATACTATTACATACTATTACATGATAAAATGATAATATTGGAAAAATTTGGAAAAATTGGAAAAAGGATATGGATACAAAGATTAGATCATTACCGTTTTAACATCCGATAACATACCCGGGTGCTTACAAATACGATAATGGACGTGTCTTGTGAGTGTACGATTAAATAGACCTACTTGATAAGAACTAGGAGAACGGAAACGTAATACTGCACTACCAGTAGAATCAGCTCTAACAACACCAGAATTATCATAGTTGGCATAGGCATCCCATGGATTATCAATAGGTTGGTCTTCCGCTTTAGAAGGTTCACTGGCCCAATAGATAACATTAACATTAGGAGGAACAGTAACGGTAATGCTGGTATCTGCGTTCAAGGGTACTTTTTCAGCAAGAGAACCACAAGGATAAACAGCCCATCCAAGAAAAGATAAATAGAAATTGCGGTCTACAACATAATAAAGAATACTAGCAACTACAGCTAGAATAATAATGACACCTATAACTTTATTTGTAGTTAAATATTTAGCAGGATTATAGCCTCCTAAGTGCGCCGCAAATAAGAGGGCGCTACCCATTATTACTATCCGCGCTACAAATCGCAAGTACATTGCAACCATTTTATCAGTTGAATATTTCCATGCGGAAGGGGAAGATTGAGATGGTGAGGGAGATGAAGACATGCTTCTGGAATATAGATATTTATATTATTATATTTATTATATATTATTATCTACTAATAAATTAATATATCCTAGAATAGTAGTAAGAAAAAGATTTATAGATTTATAGATTTGTATATTTGTATATTTATATAATCTAAAAATGGCTAAAGGTGTATCATCATCACGTAAAGTATGTCCTGCGAATAAATTTAGTATTATGTCTGGTTGTATGACCTGGGCAATGGCCCTGGGTCTTATTGCTCTAGGTGCCCTTATTATAATGTGTATTTTAATTATGACGCAAAGACCTAGGGGAGTTAAAAAAAATGATATAGTAGAAGAACATCGACGCCGTTCTGGTCCCCAAATGATATTAGATGGCAATTTAAGCGGTAATATAGATGTAGATTTTACTATAGACCAAGATGGTGGTTTTGAACCTAATGATCTAATGCGAAGTCCTCATGACGGAACAGGAACAGTAACATCCGGACGTATTAAATATAATGTAAATGTAAATAATCGCGATGTAAACCCAGAGCGTCCTAATCTTAATATGATTTCATATGATCAATATGAAGCTAATAAAAATATGGAAAGAATTGTTAATCCCTTATTGCCACCTGAGCGCTCATATCAAAATACTTATGGAACGCCTATAAATATTCCTTCCCGCGGACCTATGCAGTCATACCAACAAGTAGGAATTATGTATAAAGAAAATATAGAAAATACTGATAAACAACCAGGCAATAATACCGATTCTAATGTATTGCCCTTATATGGCCGACCCACCTTTAATGGTTCTAATAAATGGAACTATTATACAGCTAGTGATAAATTTCAAAACTTCAAATTGCCTATTTCTTGCGATGGCCGAAAATGCGACGATGATTTAGGATGTAACGAATTGCGTTCTGGAGATATGTTAACCATACCATCTTATAATGGTCAATTCCGAGTAGAAATATATGGATTTGATAAACCTAGATATATCCCATATGTTTATTAGAGAATATGGATTATGTTTTTGTCTTCTTTGGATTTTTACTCTTTAGGTTTTTAATTTTATCTATTTTATCATGCTTTTTACAATAGTCAGAATATATACTAAATTTATAACCTTTATGATTTTTTGTATTTAGCATTCTAGGAACATTACATTCTAGAATTTCTGTTTTATATTTACATAAATATAAATACGTACCATTCTTTTTCCTTTTCTTATTTTTATTCCATTCTAGAGATGCTGAATCAAAATCTATATCTATATCTAGTTCTGGAGTAGTATCTGGATTCATATTTATAATTTATATTTGTCTAGATATCTATATTGTATATATAATCAATTTTTTATATCAATAAATAATAGTTATATTTATAAAATGGAATCAAATATAGTTCTAGGTATCTTATTACTTCTTACAATAATAGTAATTTTAATTTATATTAAAAACCAAAATGTTAATCTAGAATATTTTCAAGGTCCCGTTGATAATATTGCTATTCCTTTAAATAATATAGCATTACTACCAGCATCGGATATTCATTTTATATTAGATAATACTGCAAGTCTAATTGAAACACCAGTTTTAAATTATAAATTAACCATAAACAATAGTAATACTAGTAATAGTAGTATGAGTAATAGTAATAGTAGTATGAGTACTATGGGTAATATGGGTAATATGGCTAATATGGCTAATATGGCTAATATGGGTAATAATGATACTATTGATAATTTTGAAAATACTATATCTAATGGTTCTAGACAAGTCTATTTATCGGTATTTCAACATAAAGCATTTACTGATAATTATAAAGGTCTGTGTCAATATGTAAAGATAAGTGATACTCCTCTAGATGAAACTACTGCTATTGCAGATGTAGCAAGTAATATTAAAGCCGTTTCCATTTTAACATCTAGCTCAATTAATCCTGTAAGATATAATTTAATATGGACTTCCGATATTAACCAAGATGGGCAAATATTTTCCGTATGGCATCCAGTTCCCCCGGCCGGGGCAGCTTGCCTAGGCGACGTAATAGTTTCTGGAACAGATACACCAGACCTAGACTATATTAAATGTATTCCCATTACTATGTTAACCCCCGCAAATATTTCCAATGGTATCATCTGGTCAGCAACTAATGATATGGGACGTCAATGCTTTTGTTGGGGCGCTGGCAATATTAATCAATTTAGATGCTCTAATATCTATAATCAATCTATTCCAGAACTAAATACAGTTTATAATCTACCATCTGAATATTTAAAGCAAAATACACTATTATCTAATGCTGAACAAAGTAGTAAAGGAGTGAAGGTTTGATATGGTAATGAAGAATAATTTTATTGGATTGATTTGGAATTGGGATTACTTATTAAATTTTCATATTTTTTAATCTAGATAAAAAATTGATATAAAAAAATATTATCAATGTAATTAATAATAACATAATACATAATTCTAGATAGTAATTTAGTCTAGAATACATAGTGTCTAGAAAAATGATACATCTAGATCCTCGTACTGGTGAAAAAGATAAAATTCTTGACTTACTCCGGCACTCTATTGATAATCCTGAACTAGAATTGGAATGTCTAATAAATAATTCTAATAATCGTAGCAATCCTAATATTACATATGATAACTTCATTGCTATTATAAAAAGATTCAAAGGCCGGCCTGATTTTGAAGCCACCACATCTTTACGTCTAGCAGTTAGTTTCCCTGAAAATACAAAATATAAAAATACCCGTGTTTTAATTAAAGGCGGAGCCATAAATTCCTATTGTAATAATGAAAATTTAAGTTTAATTAGGAATAATATAGATTTTGAAGAAAAAACTAAAGCATCATTTAAGAACTCACATGGCCAAGGACAAGCTCAAACCTTTCTTACAAATGTTAAGATACCTAATTATGATATTAAATTTAACTTGAAACAGGAAAAATCATTTAACAATGATGAAGCCCGTATTAATGAATTGATTCGGGATTGGAATGAATTAAAAAAGAATTATCGTTATAAGAAAATATTCTCTTTTAAAAAGAAAACCGGTGATTTTCAAATTGATGTCAGTATTGTAAAAAGCAGTATTAGTATTAATAATCGTTATATATCTGTTAAGGAAGTTAAAGAAAATAATTATTATGGATTTGTTGTACCACCTCCGGAATCTAAGATGAATTTTAAAAACTGGTGGAAAACTGTTGAAGATAAACCTAATGAAAATGTTATGATAAGTAATGCTCCCAATTTCTATAGCAATATTAAGGAAAGTGCAGTATTTACTAATATACCAACTTATGAGGTAGAAGTAGAATACATTAAAAATAAAACTACTAATAAGCCGAAATTTAAGAATATTACTGATCGAAATGCTTATGTCCAAGAGGAATTTGTTAATTTCTTTAAACATATTGGCGCCGTTTTACAATGTGTCCAAGGATCCCTATACCTAATTAGCAATGATGAAAAATATAATGTAAAAAGGAAATTTATTAAGGTTGTGGAAGATAGCATTACTGAAAAAATGGTAGAACGACAAGCGAGTCAAAAGAGAAAATATGGTGGACAAGGACATGGTGGACAAGGTCACGGAGGACAAGGAGGACAAGGAGGACAAGGTGGCTATAAAATGAAGGGTGGTGAAGATAGACACGAATCTCTAGGATATGATGTTGGTGATATAAAAGATCGGCAACGTAATATAGTTATGGATTCTGATAATGAATTAAATTTTAATGCTAATATTGATTCCGAAGATGATATGCCAAAACTATTAGGCGGTGGTGGAAAGAAAACTGATGAAGGAAGTGATAGCGGAAGTGGTACTGAAAGTGGTACTGAGGGAAAAGATTCTGGTGAAGGATCGGGAGATAGTGGAGAAGATTCGGAAGATGATACTGGGGAAGGTGATATGGAAGGTGGAGGTGGAATGGGGACTAAGAAGGAGCGCGCACAGTTGGGCGGAGCCAGAATGGTCGCCGAACTGAAATATAAAGTTTCCGAAAGCCTTAAAAAGAATATCTTCTTTGGACCATTAATAATAGACTTATTACTTAACAACGCTATTCCCCTCGATCGCCGAGCTATTCCAGATACCAAAACAAATACGAATATTCATATTAATTATTTGGTAACCGATAAGGCGGATGGAGATCGTAACCTACTCTTCTTTGATGATGAAGGGCGCGCATTTGGTATTGACCGTAAGAAAACCATTAAATATTATGGTGTTACTATACCTTCTCTAGCCAATAGTATTCTAGACGGTGAATATATTTCCAGATCAGAAGACGATAAGATATTAAATAATTTCTATTTATTCGATGCCTATATTTATAAAGGAGAAAATGTTATGATTAAACCATTCCTATTCAATAGGCAAACTGGTCGTCATCATTGTATAGTGGAATCTGCTAAACACGCATCTACCGGACATAACATAATCCAATCGAATGTTAAACTCCCATTTATGCTTTATAAAAAAGAATATTTACCCAGTAACTCTCCGGATTCATATGAGTCATTAAGAGATGGTGAAAGACCTCTTATCTCCGAAAACTGTGAAAAACTATTAAATCGGATGAATGTTAAATATGGCGGTAATTTGGAATTGGGTCACTTATATAGTTATAAGACCGATGGACTTATATTTCTTCCTAATAACTTATCGATCTATCAAACTTATGAAGGGGAGCATATTGCTAATCCATTCTATTCTGGCCGCTGGAATAATAATTATAAATGGAAACCTGCAGACCACCTTACAATTGACTTTAAAGTTGAATTTGTAAAGGAAATGGGGACTAGTCGTTTAGCTTATAAGTATTTTGGAACTAATCAGAAATATTTACATGTAAATCTAATTTCAGCAGTATATCAAAGTAAAAATCCTAAAAGCACCGACAATAATAAGTTAAATTTCTATCTACTTAATTCCGGATTAAAAATACAGAGTATTCCACAGGAATTTAAATTCTTCGCAACTGATCCATTTATTGGAACTTATACTGAAGAAGGGGAACTCCAAAACAACATGGGCGAAGCCTATTTTGAGGTTGATGGCAATGATAATATTGTCTGCGGTAATGGGCAATTTCTTACTGATGGAGTAATATGTGAATGTTCTTATACAACATCTGCAGATATTAAGGATGACCTATTTCGATGGCGACCGGAAAGATTACGTACTGATAAGGAAAGTCCTAATATGTACGGAACCGCAGTTACTACCTGGTCATTAATAAATAAACCTATTACCAAAGAATTACTTTCTGGTGGTGTGAGTAGTGGTGTGAGTAGTGGTGTGAGTAGCGGTGTTAGTAGTGATGTGAGTAGTGGTGTGGCTGCGGAAGGTATGAGTCTTGAAACAATTGCCTACTTTGCAGGTGCTAAAAAGACTACTAAATTAACTGCGCCTATGAATAATTTTACAAACTTTATTAAATCATATATTATTCAAAGGGGTCTTACCGGTTATATTAAACCGAAAGTCCTTGATTTGGCCGTTGGCAAATTGGCAGATCTAGCCAGATATGTTGATTCTGGTGTTCATACATTAGTAGGTATAGATATTAATGAAGATAGTATTAATAATTCGGTAGATGGTGCGGCTACTCGTATGATGCAAACAGCTTTATTAAATCCCGAAATTGGTAAATTAGCTGATAAAACTATGCTAATAGTTGGGAGTGGGAGCGAAAATATTGCCAGCGGCGAATGTGTTCGCGACAATATCAATAAATATTACATTGATGTTTTATACGGTCGCGCAAAGGGCAATACACCTAAACTTAAAAAAATGGAAGGCGTTGGCCTAGATAAATTCGATATGATTACATGTATGTTTGCAATTCACTATATGATGAATAATGAAACGGAACTCAATAATTTACTGAGAAATGTGAGTGAAAATCTATTAGAACAGGGTCACTTTATAGGAACTTGTCTAGATGGTCGTAAAATTTTACAGGAAATGGGAAGTCATCCTGAAATTACAGGGGAAATTGATGGACAAACTATATATGTTATTAGAAAAGCTATAACTAATGACTCTGGAGCATACAAAAATATTACTGTTGGTAATAAGATTAATGTATATCATGAGACATTTGGATCTATGATGACTGAAAATTTGGTCAATATATCATATTTGAGGGAAAAGGCGAAAGCACATAGTTTAAAACTAATTGAATTTAAAACATTTATAGAAGAACCTGGCAACTTGCTATCACAATATGAGGGCTCTAGTAAAATATCTAGAGAATTTACAAGACGTATTCGGCAATCGGAAGCTATGATGACCTGGGCCAAATTCAGTAGCTATTTTATATTCCAGAAAGTTAGAAAAGTGGATTAGGGATTAGGGATTAGGGATTAGGGAACTGGGATAATGGAAAAAAATGGTAATTTTAGTATTTTAGCATAAAATTGATTTTTTTTTATATTATAATTTTTTATCATTTGCTGTCTATTTAGTAATTAAATATTGCTTTTACAGAAAATGAGTGATAATCAAGCTGTATATCTTCCGAATCTAGATGATCTTCTTAATGAGGATATTGAGGATCTTGGTGATCTTGGTGATGGTTACAATTCTGAAGAAGAAGATGACAATATTGGCGATGACGATGACGATGGTTTTCATACACCGCCTCCTCCACCTCCTTTACAGGCTCCTCCAATTCTCCATCATGGCAATAATCCTAATGGCCATCATGCTGCTAATCCTAATATTGTAGCAGTTGTGTTGAATTTTGACGAGGTTAGGGCGCCACTAACACCCGAGACTGGACCGCAACAGCAACAGCAACAGCAACCAAATGGCGCAGCTTCCCAATTTAAACGACGCCGTTTATTTTAATGATGCCTGAATTAGGCCGTGATTATTTCCTGGAGATCTATGAATCTCTAGAATTTTTCTTTTCATTTTTCTTTTCATTTTTCTTTTTCTATCTGTAAAAAATATTTCATTATATCATTTGGAAAGAATTCAACTGCCATAAACTTAACATCTTTATTATCCATATCTAGAATAGGTATGTCCAGAGTAATATTATCTTTAGTAACAATATTTTCAATAGTAATAATCTTTTTTTTTATTAAATTTAATAATAAATCTCTATTCTTATAATCTTTATTACAACCTAATATTATTCTAGAACTAGATGCCTTTAGTTTATCATAATATTTAAGAAATCTTACAATTTGTTCTATTAATTCAATACCATCATAACTACTAACCGGCTTGCTTTCTTGAAGAGCATTATAGAATTTGCTGGTATATTCCAAGTCTTTGGCTATTGTTGTAATATATGTAGTTGGTAATAAATTCTTTCGAAACTCTGGATACTGTCCTAGAATCATTAATCTCAACATTTCTATTTGCTTCATTTCATATTCTTGCGATTTCTTCAACTTTGATATGCTTTTCAAGAAATCGGCATTATTTTTATTCTTATATTGTCCCTTTCGATCTTTCAAAGTATCATTATGTTTCGCAATGTTTTCCAATTTATCTTTTTCCAATTCTTTAATAATAGTATATCTTTCAATATAGATAGGTTGTATTATTTTATCTTGTAATAATAAATCTATTAATAAATATGTGGAACCCATATCGCCATTCCAAAATATATATATAATATGTCCAGAAGGATTTATGACATCTAGCATATTTAAATTAGGTACTCCAGGTATAACTTCAATAGATTTAAAATATGTTTTATTATTTGTTAAAGCAAGATTATTCATATATCTATTGGTAAAATATGTCAAACCAGCTAAACCTAATACAGAAGCCGCCGACCATAAGTGATTTTTACGTAAAGTAAGAGTTATTAAATCCATGATGTTATGTATCTTTAGTAAAGCATACGAAAAAAATTAGACTTTATAAACATTGTAATGTGTAATGTAATATAATATATTATAATCTATATTGTTCTGGGAAATGAAAAGGAAATTATGGATTAGTCCAGATACAAATATGAACTTCAAAAATATGAGTAATCTAATTAAGTATCTGGAATCATTACCAATTCGGAAATATACTTTAAAAAAGAATATGGATATGGATATGAATATGGATATAGATCTGAAAATGAAAACTATAAAATATTATAATAAAACTAAAAAAATAATATAAATGATATAAATAATATAAATAATTAAATAGAGATATATATAGTAAAATATATAATATATATAATATATAGTATATAGTATATTAAAATGGATCGTAATAATGTTTCATATAGTATAAATCCAAATAAGATTCCTTCCAATACTAAAAATGTTTTTTATACACAAAAAAGTTCTATTCATGAGAACTATTGGTTCCAGGACCTGGGTAACTCCGTTTTCAATCTAGACAAAGCTCTAAAAATATTCCCTAATAATGATATGACATATGCCGAAAAAATCAATAGCCTAGTTAGACTCAGCATTTACATCGGTCTTATTCTATCATTATTCTATTCTAATTATCTATTCCTCTATATCCCAATTATAGTCATGATTCTTACATATGTACTTTATCTATTCCGGCTAGAGCAATTAGACGGTGTTCGCGCCAGCTTTGGTCCCACTGCTCAACTAAATGATATTAACCAAAGGAATCTAAAAGACCTCACTAAACGCAATATGGCAACTACATATGATAATTATACTGGCGCTGGAAATGGTAGTCGAGGCGGGAATGGACCTGGTGCCGGCCGCCCTGAAAGTTTTAAAGACATATTAAATATTAAAACATGCTCTAAACCAAATGCCCTCAATCCCTTTATGAATCCACTTGTATTCGATAGTCGTAATAGAGATTCCGCATGTGATCCTATTAAAGCCGATAACCAACTCCAGATTGAAAACGAATATAATAAATATTGCATCAAAGATATTAGCGATATTTTTAATCATAACAGCGGTCGCCGTCAGTTTTACACGGTCGCATCCACTACTTATCCCAATAATCAGGGAGGCTTTGCCAATTGGCTATATAAAACGCCACCCACATGTAAAGAAGGCAATGGGGCTCAATGCGTTGCTAATTATTATACACCATTAAATAACAGTTTGCTGACTCCTGGTTATGGATCTAAAGCCTAGATTGGTAGTGTGCGTTTAAGTTTTGTTTTTTTTGATAAATATTTTCTTTTTTCTTTAATATTATTGTTTAATTTTTTTGATAATTTTGATAATTCTTGTTTAATATTTTTGTTTAATATTTTGTTAAATATATTTAATCATTTTTTTATAAATATTTATAATAATTATCTAACTAAATAATAAGAGTTAATAATTAGTTATTAATCGCCTAAAGAACCCTAGCCAAATTATGAAAAATGAATATTATTGAAAAATCTGTTACCGATGTATTGAAAAATGAATTAAAAAAACTACAAACTGAACAATTATCCCATTTTAGTTCTGGAACAACATTAATAAATCATAAGCTTTTGTACTGTAATAAATGGGCCGTAAATAAATATGAATATTTGGTTGAATTATTGAAAAACGAAAGTCCATATTTAAAAGATGCGTTTGAAAAATATACTTTGCTACAAATTAATTTTATAAATGCGCCTCCAGATTGTACCGACCAATTGTTTCATATTGATTATCTAGGAGACAGTATTAGTTTTTTTATACCTTTGGTTGAATTGAGTGATTTAAACGGCACTGAATACCTATTTTTTCATGATAAAGAGAACTATATGAAATATTTCCCTCTAATGTTGGAAATGAGCGATAAATATTTCAGTAGACCAGAAGCAAAAGACTACATGGAGTCAAAAGGCTTTCAATGTGGCGTAGATTATGAGTTTAGATGCGCTAATTCGGATCCTTTTGCCTTAATTGAAATGCCTAACTATGTATATCATCGAGGTCAGAAAAATAAGACCAATCATAGTCGAATGATGCTGAACATATTACTATCTATTAATAATGCGTATGAATACCCTACCGATGAAATTATTACTGATTCGGAAGTTGATGAAGCTCAGCGATTTGACTATATATTGAAAAAGAGGATGATGGTTGGTGTTATGAATTAGGAAATATTACACTGACCAAAAAGTAAAATGAGACAAAATTATTATAATTTTATTTATTTTTTTCCCGGATTTCTTTTTATTGTGGATTTCATAATTCCTACTTACAGACACAATTACATTCAATCTTGCCATTACGACCCTGTATTCCTTCTTGACCACGCGCACCCTGTTGACCCGGTTTTCCTTGTATTCCATCTGGACCCTGTTTGCCTTCTGGACCAGCAATTCCTTGAATACCTGGAATACCTTGAGGACCTATTTTACCTAAAGGACCTTGAAATCCTGTAATACCCATTGCCCCATCACGACCCTTTAATCCAGTAGGACCCATCGAACCAATAGGACCTTGAGGGCCTGGATTGCCTTGAGGACCTGGAAAACCTTGAGGTCCCTGATCACCTGGAAAACCTTGAGGTCCCTGATTTCCTTGAGGTCCCTGAGAACCTTGAAAACCATTGGGACCTATTTGCCCTTCGGCACCCTGTGGCCCAGTATCACCGGTGTCGCCTTTATCACCCATAGGACCCTTGGGACCTAAATTATCAGGATTCTCTTGACATATTTTTACTATGAGCTCGGATAATTTAGTTTGATCTATGGCAATTTCTGGATTAATATTACGTTCAATAGTTGCGATTCTATTTTCTAATTGCTGTATTATTGAACATGAGGATATATATTTATTTGAAAGATTAATATGAGAAGTCTTTAATTTATTGAGCTCGTCATTTAATTTATTGATATTTTCTAGGGCTTTGTTAAGAAGCGTTGCTAGGGTATCCATTGCGAGAGTGATATTTCATAAAAGATGATATAATGAAAAATGATATAAAAAATATAAAAATTTAACACATTACAATATTAAATGTTTCCCATCGGGTATTTTTGGCGCGGCTTTTTTCTAAAAAGCTGCTGCGAGGGCTTCAGCCCCTCGAGCTCCCTTGTACCCTTCAGGAAATTTTATAAAGGGAAATATTAAATGTTTCCCATCGGGTATTTGCGCGCGGGATTTCCTAAATCCTGCTTTGGCGCGGCTTTTTTCTAAAAAGCTGCTACGCTATTAAATATTTTTATTCAGAACTGACATAAAATTTCTATATGCGATAATTATTTTTGAGTTAGTAATTTGTTTACTATCAATAATTGATTTTATAAAATTTATAATTTTTTCTTTTGAATTTATTATATTCATATAATCATCAGCTATAATATTACCATTTATTGAATCATTTTTATTAAAATATTTTATATAATCAGTAATTTTATTTGTTTTTGGTGGATTATCTATTATCATATTTTTTTGTGGATCTGATATGGCGAATTTATTTGGTTTTATCATAGGTGAAGGATTAGTCATTAGAGGATTTTTGGTATCACTACTATAGTTAAAGGATTGTCCTGCAGATATATTTGAAACATTCATATTAGAGGTTTCAGGTGTATAAAGTTGATTTTTCATATTTCCAGAATCTGATCTATCGGATATTTCAGATTTATTTGGCATAGTTAGTAAATTAACATTACTAGATGTATTAACATCAGATGAAGATGATTGTGAATTTGTATCAGGAATATTAGGATTAAAACCTTCTGTCAAATTCCAGAGCATTTTATGACTAAAATTCCAAATAAGAGCAAATATTACTCCATTAACTAAAGCTACTACGGTTTTATTTGATTTAGGTGGAAGAGTAAATAAAATACCAGGAGTCAATACAAAGAATAAGAGAACCATAAATAAAAACATGATTAGATTAAACATTTTATAAAATATTATATAGATATTTATTATTATGATAGATATTTATTATTATGAAAGATAATGTCTTACATGAATCATAAGATACTACTATTAGCTTCAATATAATTATGTAATTTATTTTCTTTCATGGAACAATAGCTCATTATATTAGAATATATATTATCTCTTTCATCACCAGGTTGCTTGGTTTCCATCTCTTTATACAAATTTATAACTATATCTATTTCACGCAAATTCCATAATTCATAAAGAAATTTATGAATATCTTTAGTTGGTATGTCTTGTGATAAATATTTTTCTGGTTCTGGAACATGTTCTATTTCATTTATTAATTTTGTATCTATATCCTTAGTTTGTTTATTTTTATTTTTAGTAGATGTATGATTAGCATGATTGGTATTATTATGATTGGTAGTATCTACATGTTCTTCCTTTTTAGGTTGTTTATCTATAGGTAATGGTAATGGTAATGGTAATATCTTGCTTTCAGCATTAATCATACCATTTGTTATTTTATCAATATCTAGAGCGCTAATTCCTATTTTTGCCGTTAAGTGTGCATTTTTCTGCATTAATATAATAATATAATAATCAATAGTATGTTGTATTGTTGCATATTCATTATAAGCATACTTAAGCATTTTTAAACCTATTACAGCATTGGTAAACATAAATGTCATATCCATATTTTTATCATTCCAGAACCATTCTACACACTTTTGTATAGGTAAATATAGATTATGTAAATGTTCTCTATTATCACCATACATAAACCTAACTATACCTTGAACATATGATGGCGTATTAAAATGTATCCTATTCTGGTAAATACTTATTTTAGTTCCGGAATCTAGAAAACGCAAGAGGGATAATTTAATAAGGCAACTAAAGGGATCTATAATAACATTTCTTTCTGTTTTCTTCTGGAAGATAGATGTAAATGATGAAAATGAATTACTTGACATTTTTATTATAGTATTTATAATTATTCTATAATTATTCTATAACTATAATCTTTTCTATAAGTTGAAACGATTCATATTTTATATTTTATCTATATTTTATCAATATGTAATATAACTAAAAAATTGAATTTAAGCCATGTATTTCAATATATATTATAATTATATTTATATTTATTTATATCTATCTAAAATGTCTTCTGGTAAATTTAATGGAAATGGTAATGGAAATGGTAATGGAAATGGTAATAAGAATAGTAATATGATTGGTAATCAAAATCAAAATCCTAATATTAATCTACAACAACAATTATTACAGCAGCAACAGCAAATTCAATTGATGTTACAACAACAACAGCAACAACAAATGCTACAATATATGAATCCTATGATGAATCCGATGATGATGAATCCAATGATGATGAATCCAATGATGAATCCTATGATGATGAATCAACAACAATTTCGTAATCCTATAATTCAACCTCCACAAAATCTTATTGTTCCAGAACCAATTATTGAAGATGAAAATAATGATAATGGAAATGAGAATGAGAATGGTGATCAAGAAATGAATGATATCAATAATGGTAATTATATCAATAATGGTAATAATCCTATATTTGGCAATTTCTTTAATATTCCTAGGAATGTTCCAAAAGTTGCTAAGCCAGCGGCCAAAGGTGGGAAAGCTAATATGAATGCGAATGCGAATATGGATCTTGATCTGCCTCTGGATATCAATCTTGATAGACTTGCTAATAGATTTGATAATGTTCTAGATAGACATCAAATTGATAATAATAAAAAAGATAATTCATTTGGTATTGATAAAAAAGAAAAAAATGTTATTAAAATGATAAAACCTAAAGATTTTATCAAAAATAACTTTAATAATTCTACTCACCCAGATGAAATATATATCGTTACATTTCTAGATGGTCGTACTGAAGAAATACAAGCCTGTGATATTAGCGAATATGCTCTAAATACACATAAGATAACTTATACTCACAATCAATCTAATGTACAACTAAATAGCAATAAAGGTATCATATATACCCGTGTTAGTAGTTTGAATAATATTAGTCTGGAAACACAAAAGCAGGCTTGTCTAGATTATGCTACTAAAATGAAAATCGGATTAGTGCCCTTTGGATATTTGGAAGATAATGGTGTCACTGGCCGCAATGGTAAAAACCTGGACCCTATTAAAGGTGATGATCTGGCCTTTTGGGCGCCTCATTTTGAAGAAGGCAGTCACCTTATTATCTATTCGGTTGATAGATTAACCAGGAATCTCTTAAAAGGTTTATCATTTCTAGATGATTTGGCAAAAAGGAATATTTCTGTACATTTTGTGAAAAATGAAATTATCTATAATAATGATATTACTGCTGCTAAAAAGGCAATGGTTCAACAAGAATTACAGACGGCCGAGAAATATAGTAATGATACCAGTGAAAAGATTAAGGGTACTATTAGAAGGTTGAAAGCGGCTGGCCATGATTTGGGCAGAGCGCCCTATGGTTTTAAACATATTAATGAAAACGGTATTCGAAAACGCCGAAGATGTAATGATGAATATAATTCTATTACTAGAATTAAAAGCAGATATTATGAATATTGCGAAAACTTTGACCGTATGGCTGAAACGCAAGGGCTACGCCGAAATGAGACATCTATTATTAGATGTATTATTAGATGGTGTTCTAGAGAAGGATTGAAAAATCGCAAAGGTGAATTATTCACTAGCAGCAATATTAAATCTATTATTGAATCTAATTAGATAATATGGTTGTGAATATTGGTTGTGAATATTGGTTGTGAATATTGGTTGTGAATATGGATTTTGAATATGGATTGATATTTGGATTATTATTTTTTATTTATTTTTTATTTGTTTATGTCTATATTATTTGTATTTTCTTTTCTATAACATAAAGATATTGAAACAATATAATTTATAATATTTATAATATATATTATTTATGTAAAATGAGTGAAAATATAATTGGTGTTGGTGATAATGATAATGATGATGATGAAGGTATTTACTTATTACATACTAGAGAATTATATACTCTAAATCTGAATATATTTAAAATTGGTAGAAGTCATACTCTAGATAACAGAATGAAACAATATCCTAATGGCTCTAAAATTATATTTTCTATGAAATGTAGTAATTCTAAAATGTGTGAAGCAAAATTAATCAAATTATTTAAAGAGAAATTTATACAAAAATTATTTTATGGTAATGAATATTTTGAAGGTAATAAGAATGCTATGAAAAGAGAAATATTTAAATTTTTTGATGAAATTTTGAAAGAGGAAGAAAGGATTGAAGAGGAGATGAGAAAGATAAATGAAGAGAATGAGAAGAAAAAAGAGAAGAGGAAGGAGGAGAGGAAAAAAGCAAGAGTAGAAAGAAAACGGAAAGAAAAGGAAGAGGAGGCAGATGCAGAGGCAGAAGCAGATGCAGAGGCTAAGGCTAAGGCAAAGGCAAAGAGGAAGAAGAAAAAAGAAAAAAATTTAATAACTATTATAGCAACAGTTACAGAAAATGATAAACATGATAGAACATGTAATAAATGTAAAGAAGTTTTTAAATACCCAAGTGTATTGAAAAGGCATCTAGACATATCATCTAGATGTGCAATACCTAAAGAAGAATTTATTAAATTATATAAAAATAAAAGTATTGAAAATACTAGTCAAGTATCTACTAATCAAGTATCTACTAGTCAAGTATCTACTAGTCAAGTATCTACTAGTCAAGTATTTACAAAACATAAATTTATTTGTAATATTTGTAATTATCAATTTACAAAAAAACATTCATTAGAAAGACATCAAATAAAAATAAAATGTACAAAATCTTAAGAATAAATATTTTAAATATTATAAATTTCAAAATAAAAAAAAATTTTTTTAATTTTTCATAACCTTCCTCTCTCGTATGTGGTGGTGGTGTTTTGTGTTCTGTGACGCAATATAACACCTAAACATAGATTTTATTACATATAAAACAATTGTGTAAGAACTGTATTTAGATGCTTTGTATGTTTATATTTTTTGTGTTAAAAATTGCGCGTAGTGTATTTTTTTGTATATTTTGAAATACATATTTTTTTTTTATATAATTGTAAATTTCAAAATAAAAATAATTTTTTTAAAAATGTCATAACCTTCCTCCCTCATGTGGTGGTGTGAAAAACTGCGCCCAACAGTATGTTTCACGCTTATATATCATTTATATACACTGGGATGATTATATACTTGACTGCTCCACACTGTTCATGGAAATGTGTATGTTTTATAGTTTAACCTATATTTCACATTAATATAGTGAATACAATTGTGACTAAAGTGTTATTGATTGTTGTATATTTAATTTATAAATATATTTAATGAATTTAAAAATATAAATATATTATAATATAAAGTTATAGAATTATAAATATTCAAATTTATAAAACTATAAATATACAAAACTATAAATATTAAAATTTATAAAATGTCAGATAGAATATGTCCTTGTTGTAATTATGAATTTAATTATCCAAGCAGATTGAAAAAACATTTTGAAACAGTTATTCATTGTAGGAAAACATCTGATGAAATAAAAGAATTTTTTACAAATATAAATCAAATTGTAGTATCAATAAAATGTATAACTTGTAATAAAGAATTTTCTAGAAAAGATTCATTAAATAGACATTTAAGAACATCTAAATCATGTATTAATAAAAATTTAAATATTAATTCTAGTAATACTAATATTCAAGAAATACCTAATTCTATTCCAAATCAAATTTTAAATAATAATAATACTACTAATAATACTATTAATAATAATACTATAAACAATACTACAAATATTACAAACAATACAATAAATATTCAACATATTAATCCATTTGGTTTTGAAGATGTAAGAACTATTCCAATTGATGAAATGAAAACTATTTTGATTACAGGACAGGAAGCAGGATTTAAAATTATTAAAACTATTTATAACAAGATTGAAAATAAGAATTTCTATAAACCTAATATGAGTCGTCCAGAGATAGCATGTCTAAATACGGATTTTAATTTAACAATTTATAGATCTAAGGAATTTTGTGATGCTCTGTTTGATAGGTGTATAGCTTTTTTACATCATATGTTATATTTATGTAAAAATGAATATTCCAAAAGTTCTATAAAATCGATTTATGATAATATTGAATTTATTGAGACAACTATGAGGACAGAGATATATGATAAACAATTACAGAATATTATAGAATCAGAGTTTAGAAATAATAATGTAGATAATAAAGATAGAATAATAAATTTTATAAAAGGTATAAAGAATAATAATGATAATAAAGAACAATCTACAACTTTAATGAATAATGTTTTATCTTTAGAAAATGAATCGGCCAGAGAATATTGTATATCTATAACGGATGATGAGCTAAATAGAGTTCTAGGAGATCCAAAAGTTATATTAGGATTAAATAAAAGAGAATTTATAGAAGATTTTAAATATAATAGATTTGAAGATACTAGGTTTTATAAGTTTTGGGAAGATAGAATTAAAAATGAGACATCTTATATAAATAAATGTAAGACTGCCACAATTGGAGACATGAAAATGATAAAAGATAAAGCTACAAAAGTTGAATTAATGTTAAATGTTATAAGACTTAGAGCTGACCATCTTAAACCTGACGAACTCATAGATCTAGATGTAGACGGATTTCAAATTATTGAAATAGAAGGAAATGATGTTGATAGTGATGATGTAGATGCTGCCAATCTAGAAGACTTAGAGGACTTTACAGCTTTTTAGAAAAAAGCCGTGCCAAAAATACCCTTCGGGAAAAAATCAACATTACAAAGATTTTACATTTTATACTTTTCTAGAGATTTAGAATTTTTAAGATTTTACATTTTACATTTTATACTTTTCTAGAGATTTAGAATTTTTAAGATTTTACATTTTACATTTTATACTTTTCTAGATTTACAGATTTTATAACTTTATACTTTTTACATTTTACATTTTATACTTTTCTAGATTTACAGATTTTATAACTTTATACTTTTTACATTTTATACTTTTCTAAATTTACAGATTTTATAACTTTATACTTTTTACATTTTATACTTTTATAGTTTTCTAGAATTATAGTTTTCTAGATTTATACTTTTACATATTTATAATATTTATAATATTTATAGTTTATATAATCTATAGTTTTATAGTAATAGTAATAAAAAATAAAACTATTTATAATATATATGTAAAGTAATAAGTAAATAAAAAATGAATAATAATAATAATAAAACTTCTAATAATGAAATACATAATGCTTGTTTAATATTAGTAGTAGTATTAATAATTATATTATGTATATCATTAAAATATGGTAATGATAATGATAATGGTAATATGGATAGAGAAGGTTTTACAAATTATCAGGATATTAAGAATAAAACTATAAATTGGTGTAATAAAATGCAGTCTGTAGGTTTATTAACTCCAGATCAATATAACCAATGTACTGCCTCATTTAAATCTGTATCTGCAAATTCGTTACCCAAACAATTTACTGTTCCAGATACAGGTATGCCATATAATTATTCCCTCTATAATACTCGTGACACTAAATTAAATTCTAATATTGCAGGAGAAAATAATAGCCCGGTCATGTTAGTATCTAGCACAGGTCTTTATATGACATGCAAATCTGATAGTACTATTAATTTTGTATCTAATATTAATGATTCAAATATTATTCAAGATGATCTTTATTTTACATTGTTACCACAATCAGGTGATCTATACATGATTATGTCTTCCAATGGTAAATACTTAATTACAGATGATCAATATGGAGTTTCCTTTACTGGAACAACTACAGGATCTCTATCATCATGGCATTTAACTAAAGTAAATGATAAAATAATGCTAGAATCATCTCAATTTGCTGATTTCTTTCTAAAATTTAATGATACAGATAATACAATTTCACTGGTGTATGGTAAAGATGAATCTATGGAATGGCAAATGATTCCTAAATTACAAGATAGTAGTAATAGTACTGAAAATATTGTTAATAATATAGGTTCTGAATACTATGTTGCTAAGGAAAATATTTTACAAAAAATAAAAAGTAATAATATGAAATTAATGTCATTAAACGCTATTAAAGATAGTCTATCCGCATTACAAGATCAAATCCGTAATAATTATACAAATATTGAAAATTATATGCAAACCACAATGAATAATCAAAAAAAAGTATATGATGTAACAAGTGGAAGTAGTAGAGATAGTGGAGATGATGTAAGTAATGCAAATGTTAATGTAAATAATAATATGCCTACTATGTCTGGTAATACTATATTAGTAACACCTGTAACAACGTTAGCACCTGTAATAACTGTAACACCTGTAACACCTGTAATAACTGTAACACCAGGTACACCTTTATCTCCATATGATAATGAAAATATAGCTGAAAGTTCTCAAATACTAGGAACCAATATTTCAAGTAATGACCAAGCTTTAGTTATAAATCAAATTATAAATATGAAAAATTATTATCTTCAGCAAATCCAGAGTGAAATTAGTAAAATTGATATAAATATAAATGATTTACAAAAACAAATAGCTAATTTTGATGCTAATGGCGATTATAATAAATATGTAAATAATTTAAATAATGAAATAAGTAATATTGATTCACGTATTAAACAGAATAATATAATTATGGGTAGGCAAGAAAATGATTATGATCAATTAAATATTGATTATTCCTATATTGATGATAAAAAAAATAAATATAAAAGTCTTGATAAAAGAGTAAAAATTAATAATGATATGATATCTGGATATAGTACCCAAAATTCATGGTTAAATAAACTTTATCCATTATTAATAGTTATATTATTAGTAATATTATTATATTTAGCATATATAACATATATAGAATTTATGAATAATATCTATAATAATTATTAGGTTTATTATACTTTGGATAATATGAATTTGTAACTACATAGATAATAATATATCATCTATTGTAATGAATTATTTAATTTTTTTAAATTGTTTATGTAATTTATATTGAATATTTTATTCATAGGTTCTTTAATTTCATTTAATATTTTAATAGTTATATATGCTGATTCAGAAATAGTAATTTTATTAGATGGTTTATTAAAATATGTTTTTCTAAATGAATCGCTCATAAATTTCAATAAAGTATTATCAAGATCATTAGATAATATATATTTTCTAATGGTAATATTATCTAATAATTTAACGAAGAATGTATATAAATCAAAGTCTCTGTAAAATTTTACACCTGCAGCGCGTAATATTGCCATTGTAAGATCCATTTTTCTAGGTAGCATTTTATTAATGAAAAAACCTTTTATTAACATATAGTATTTATTATTACTATTATCTAGATTACTATCTGGATCAACATCACCATAATCTTTTATTATATTAGAAACATAATTAGATAATAGAGGTTTATATTTTATTTGTGATATAATTCTATAATTTTTAGTATGAGATAGCAGTGATGATGATGTTGAAGTTCTTAATGAAGTTCTTGATGAAGTTCTTGATGAAGTTCTTGATGAATATGATTTAATATTACTTTTTATAGTAATAGATGAACTATCAAAATCAGCAATTTGTACAACGAATCCCATGTTTTTAACTCTAATTATATTATTAAATACTTTAAATGTAAAATATTTATGTTTATTAGTATCACTTTTAATTACAAAAACATTATCAGGTTTATAGTCACCATGAAAAAACTCTATTTCAGATGATTGTAAATGGCCTATTATAAGAATAGCTTGTAATAAAAAGTTTGTAATAAGTTTATATCTATATGTTTCATCTATAATATTTATATTATTTGTAATTTGGTCATTTACTTTACTATTTAATAATTTCATTATAAATTCTTCTCCTGTTCCTAAATCCGCCAATTCCATTAAATTATATCCATAATATTTACTATCAGATTGTTTTTTACATACACCAGAGTTTATTATATTTATAGTGTTATTAGGTAAAGTATAACTAACATATAAATTAATAAGAGTTTGGATACTGAAACCATCTAATTCAATAAATATATATTTGTTAGTTTCTGTTCTTAATTTCATATAATATGTTGATAATGGAAAAACTTTTAATATATTTGTGTCATTAGAACATTGTATTGAATGAATAGATGCACCACTTTTACCTTGTGATTTATATGTTTTTAAATTTTTACATATACAATTATCATCTATATGTTGTTTAAATATATTTTCACAAATACAAGATTCCTTCGAATCATTAAATAAATATTTATCTAGTAACCGATCTTTAAGAATATTACCATTTTTAAGATATTGTAGATTATTATTAAGTAATTTAGAAATTGTGATTATAGATTTATTAAATTTATATTGTGATATTTTAATACTTTTATTTTTAATAGTTTTACTTTTATTTTGACTTTCAAATTGTATATTTTTTTGTGTTTTAGAACTTTTATATTTTTTACTAAACATTTTAGATATAACTTATAGTATATATAATATATATGATATTTTATATATATATTATATATACTATATTTTTTATATAATTTTCTTTGCTAATTCATTAAGATCAATGAATTGACCAATATGTTTCATATTTATTTCAGATACAATATTTAATTTAGAACCTTCATCACCCATATCTTTATTAACATTAAATTCATTATATATAACATAATCTGGTGTTTTATTTATATATTCAAAAGATGATTTTGAAATATTACCAGTATTAGGACTATATTTAACATAGTATTTCTTAGCTGATCCAGTATAACAAGCTATATTATTACTATATCCATAAAATAATGCTGATAAAACTTTGTCAAATATATTATCGGGTGGTATCATCATACGGGGCTTAAGATCTTTTAAATCTATTAAATTTATAATTTTATGATGTTTAGATAGTTCTTTATTATTAGCACCTCCAGATATTAAGGATGAGGATGTGGATGAGAATTTATTTTGTTTTTTTGTTCTTTTGGAATTGTTTCCTTGAATGTTTCCTTGAATGTTTCCTTGAATGTTTCCTTGATTATTCTTAATAGTAAGACTTCTATCATTTTTATAATTTTTATTATATATATCATTATTTGAATTAATATTTTGAAAACCTCCTTGATAATTATATCTAGAATCATTTTCAATTTCTGAATTATGTTGTGAACTATATTGTGAACTATTAATTATATCATGTATTTTATATTTTTTATTATAATTTGAAATTTTCGAGTTTTCTTTTTTATAATCATCTTCACTATCATCACTATCATCACTATCATCACTATCATCATCTTCGCTATCATCTTCACTATCATCTTCACTATCATCATCTTCACTATCGTCATAACTATATCTACCTCCTGATTGGATTTGTTTTTTATCTTCATCACTACTATCCTCACTATCGTCACTACTGTAATCACTACTATCATTACTACTATCATTACTACTATCATTAGTACTATCATACATATCATCATTGTATCCACCTGTCTGGATATTTATATCATTGAGATTCGAATCTTTATTTTTACCGCCGCCAAAAATCAGAGTTCCATCTGGAACACCAAATAGATTTAGCATTTTAATTTTGGGTATTAATTTCCTAACAAGTTTCTCTACATCTTGATACTCTTTTTGTATATTAGTAAGAATTCTAAAATCTAGTAAATTTTCATTAGCATATGCCTCTTTATCTGGACTAGATATAAAATTAAAGAATAAAATCAATAATGTTATATGATCTCCATACGGATTTATAAAACGCTTAATATTATTAGTATATTGTAATTTAATTTTCGGATCATCTTCCATATTTGGTAGTTTTTTAAATACATCATCAAAACTCTCAACTGTAGTTATAATTGCAGCTAACATCATACAATAAGGCATACATCCCAAATAATAACTACCAATTATCATTTTTGCTATCTTAATATCATACACATTAAATTTAGTACATATATCACCTAATGGTGTTAAATTACCGGCTTTATCAATTAATGCCATATTTATAAGATTTTGATAAGCCACTACAATGAAGTCTTTATAATTTTCAACAGGTTCAATCATCTTTTTGATAAATTCATAGGCTTTAGGTAAATTTCCATTAATTACAATTAGACCTAGCAATTCTTGTGTAAAATCATCTAATAAAATTTTAGGAACAATATATTTAGGTAATTTATCAAATTGATCAGTAGTATATAATTGATAGCAAATACCGGGGTTATTACGCCCAGTACGCCCGCATCGCTGAATAATACTAGATTGAGAAACAGTAAATTTTCCAGATTCATAACAATAGTTTTTAGGACTGTATTTTTTTTCAAAAGCATATCCAGTATCAATTACATATCGCATAGGATCACTAAATGTAATACTACTTTCCGCCGCGGGTGTAGACATAATTAATTTGCAAGAATAACCTTGTGGTGCAATGGGATTGGGTTTTATCAATTTTAGGGAACCTTTTTTAGTTGCAATATCATAATCGGTATCAGATATATTTTTAGTGAAACTAATAAAATAAGGTTTCCTATCGACGGGATAGTTTTTCATATTCTTTTCAAATTTCTTCTTTAATTTATTAATATCACCGGCGCTAGTAACAAAGGCTATGATATCGCCATTCGGAAGGGAAGGATTCAATAGAATTTCATTAACTTTATTATATACGGGGTCTATCATATCTTTTTTAATTTCTGTCATATTGGGTTTAAAATCAATAGGATATGTAGTACCTTTATCTTTTATTTCGAATACTGAATAATTACTGCTCTGGCCTATTCTTTTGAAATAATTTGTAAATACAGTATTATCAATGGTGGCGCTCATAATAACAACCTTAAAATCGGGCCGGCGGGGTATAATATCTAATACTAGGGCCATCAATATATCGATATTGACACTTCGCTCATGGGCTTCATCAATTAATATTCCGCCATAACGGCTAAGATCCTTATCACCACCTAATAACATTTGTTTAACGGTACCATCTGTAGTAAATAAGAGCATAGTATTGGTAGTATCACCATATGTATTACCGGAGCCTGAATGTTTATAGCCTACTATCTTATTTCCGGTAGGGTATTTATTTTCTTCTTTATCTTTGGCCTCTTTATTTATGATATATCCACCATCATCACCTACATGATATAAAGGTACATCTAAACACTTGGCACTGAATTCGCCGGCGCTTTCAGTAGATGCTGTACGAGGTGTAGTACATATTATGGCCTTTTTATACCCGAAATAGTGAAGCAGGAGTTTAGGTACAATAACTGTTTTACCTATACCAGTAGGCAGGACTAATAGGAGGATGGAATTTTTATGTAACATTTTTAATATTTCCAAACTATGGGACCATGCATCTAATTGCGACCAGCCTTTCTGGGGAGGTGTTTTAATAGACTCTGCAAAATAAGCTTTACTGTATGGTTTACCTGTTAAAGGATTTGGATATTTACCTTTTGGATCTAGAATACCATCGGGTCTTATTGATGCCATTTTAGAAGTATTTGTATGTTTATGTTTGATTAGTGTAATTAGTGTAATTAGTTAATCTATATATAGAAGTTTATTTTACTATTTTTAATCTAGATAAGTAAAGAAAAAGTGAAACATGAAAAGGAGAGAAAAAGGGAAACATGAATAATGGAAAGGAATAATGGAAAACAGGGAATCAAGGAATGGTCTTAGTGTTTACGTACATTAACGCTTAATGTATTTTTCTTCTTAATTTGGCTAATATCTATTTCATCATCATCCTCGGCACCTTTTTCCGAATAATTATTACTATGATGTTGCCAGAACTCTGGGGCGCCCATTTTAAAAGGCGGGTGATTATCGGCCTTGTACCAGAATACCATGTCCTCTATTTTATTGCTTTTACAAGTATTATCAATTACTAAACATTCAAAGTTTTCCGTACATTGATTCATAACCTGGCAAAATATTTCAAATGTAGGGAACATACCCGCATAGTGTTCATAAAGCCTCTTACGGTTACTAACATAGTTTTCGCGCAATATAAATACATAATCCACGTTACCACGGAGGGCGGGTGGAATACCTAGTGAAAACTGCATAGTAATTAAGAAGAGGAGCTTAAAATGCCGCCCGTTCATAAAAATTTGTTTAATCGTTATATCTCTAATCCAGCTGGGGTCATACATTAAATCATCTAAAATCAAATAGGCATATGGGTCAATATTACTCTTACCGTAAAGGGATTCCTGTTGTTTCATTTTACTAACAACTATTTTTTGTCGTTTGACTAGATTAGACACAATTTCGGGGCTAAATTCTTCGTGAATGAAGAGACTGGGCATTAAGTCTCCATAAAAACGGTTTGACCCTTCTGTTGCCGAAATTACGGTGCCGATTGGAACATCTCGCTTATAATAAAGAAGATCTTTTACTAAAAAACTTTTACCTGTATTACGTTTGCCTATCATAACGACGATACTACCATTACCAATTTTACTCATATCAAACTTCTTAAGATTTAAATTTGCCATTATGTATTATGTATTTGTATTATGTATTATATAATATTTTTGAAGATACTTTATGTATTACATTAAACGAACAAGAAAAAATAGAAAAATGAAACTATATATATGTATATATATATATGTATATGTATATGTATATGTATATGAATATATGAATATGAATATATGAATATGAATATATGAATATGTATTTCAATCTTCCTCTTCAGTATCGGATATTAATTCAGATATATTAGGTACCGACATATTTAATTGTATCATACTTGTAGATGGGTCTGGTTTACTGTTAGTATTGGTCTTAGTATTACTATTAGTATTACTATTACCACTTTTAGGTTTATCAAAATTCTTATATTTAGATACTTCTTGATAATAGTTAGATTTCTGGCCCTTTTCACTTAGGAAAGGATTATCACTATAGGTATCCTGTAATTTACTATAGAAGTTATCTTGTTGTTTCTCTTGTGAAATCTTGACCATTTGCCTTTCACATTTAAGGCAAGTCCCTTTTGCTTTACGATTATTATTAAATTTAACTAAAGGGAAATCACATATATTACATTTAAATATTGCCTCTTTTTCCTTTTTCTTAAATATTTCTAAACCGTAATTACACATATAGCAATTGGCACATAGTAATTCTAGATTACCTATATCTAGATCATCTTCAATATTATTTATACGATGTAACATTAGTTGGATTGGTTGACCATTCCATAACATTTTCACCTTACATTTTGGCATATTACACTTATATTCCTTAATAATATTCTGTTTTAGAAGCAAGCAGGTAATTTTAGTATCATTAGTAAAAGGGGAATTCTTGATGAGAATTTTCTTGGGATTCAAGTCTCTACTGAAGAAATCAATATTTTCCTGATTATATTGAAATTTGGCTTCGGTCTTAGATAATGTTGTTTCTGGCTCTGTTATTTTTACAGAGGTTTTCTTGGTAGCTGCTTTGGGAATTGTAGCTTCTTTTGTAATTGCCTTTGTAGCTGGATTAGAAATTGCTTTTGTAGGTGTAGCTGTCTTGCTGATTTTTAGTAGTTTCTGTTTTGGTTGAGATGGTTTTAATATAGATTGTAGTGTTGTATCATCATCATCCATATCAATTATTACATTTTGCTTCTGGACATCATCTTCTTCATTATCACATGGATCACATGGATCACATGGATCACTTGTATAACTTAGATTACTCATATTATCATAATCATAGTCATCATCATTATTATTTCCTTCAAAATCTGATATTTCGAAATCGGACATTTCCAATAATATACTATATATTATATTTATTTGTATATATGTATCTATTTATATTTGTTTTAAATATTTTAATCTTTCAAGTTCAATTTTTTAGATTAGGTAATATGGGTGATGGATGTTGGATGTTGGATGATGGATGATCATGCATAAAACGGAAATAATAGTGAAATCAACAAAAATTGAATTTTATATTTTATATTATGATGATTACTTGCTTTTCTTTCATATATTCAAAATGGATTTACAACTTTTTATGTTTGGCTTAGTGGCAGAAGTTAAACGTGATGCCGAACTTGCTACCGAACGTACTAAACAAAAAGAGTACCAAAATGCAACAATATTTTTGCTACACAATGGCGCCGGTCCTTTGGTTGAATTATCCCCGTATCAAGTATATTTTGCTCTGAATGGTCAACCAGAACAACATGTCTTTGTTGCGGAAGTGAAACCTTGTTCTGCGGTTCCTAAAATTGCAGGGGAAAAATGTGGTAAAGTTCGTAGTGGGAAAAGGGTTCCTAAAACTTATCCTGTTAAATGTAGTGGTTTAACAGGGACCGCAACGATAATAAACTCTTCGATAACGTGTAATACATGTTCCTTTGTAGGCTATACTATATTGGATAGGGCGATCAAATCAGGTAGTGGGATTATGGAGATGCCGAGGCACAATCGTAAATTTTAAATTTATCGGTGTGTGTGTATATCACAGAAAATTTTTATTTTTTATTTTCATTGGAAAAAAATGGATAAAATGGTAAAATAGACAAAAATTGAAATTTAATTTATAAAATTGTAAAATTATCTTTGTTATTTTTTGCGATTCGTGGTTTATACTGCTTTTAGATTTGTAAAAATCTTTTGAAAAATGGCTGAGACTAATGGTTCTGCTCCTGTGAAACGTGCTCGTGCACATGCACCTGCTCATAAGTATGTGCATTTATCTGTACGTGTGAATACCGCGTTTCAAAATCCTGCTGCTTTTGTGTCCACTGGTGATTCTTTGGATGCTCTGCTTTCCGAATACTTTACTAATGCGGCAAAATTTGGTTATACCCATAATCAAACTCAGTTTATTAATTCCGCATCCTATGTAGAATTGGAGAAGGCTGAGAAGGCTGAAGGTGACCGGATAAAGGCGGAGAAGGCGGTGAAGGCGGCGAAGGCGGAGGCGAAGGCGGCGAAGGCGGTGGTTGCGAACGGTGTTGGTACGGCGGTGGTTGCGAACGGTGGTGGTGCGGCGGTGGTTGCGGACGGTGTTGGTGCGAACGGTGTTGGTACGGCGGTGGTTGCGAACGGTGGTGGTGCGAACGGTGTTGGTACGGCGGTGGTTGCGAACGGTGGTGGTGCGAAGGTTGAAGATGCGTCCACAAACGCTTTTAAACCTAATGCTGCAGCTTTTGTACCCAAAGGTAAGAAATTCTCTCTTGATAAAGCTAACAAAGTTTCCGATGTTCCCGATGTTCCCGCTTTACCTGAAGCAACATTAGAAAACATTATGCAAATTTTGTGTCGTATTGATTACAATATGTGGTTTCTGGGTGAAAGGATGACCAAGCTAGAACAAACCACGAGTACAATTGACACTAAACTAGTCGAATTACAGGCCGATGTAGCATATGTACAAGATGAGATTGGTGTTGTTACGGAATTGTTTAATAAGAATCTTGATACCGTTGATGAATCAGTTCGCTATAGAACCGATGCCAATGATAACGCGGGTGGTTCGGGTGGTTCGGTTACTGTCGGGGCTGCAATGCCTGCTAATACTCTTGTACGAGGTGCGAATGGACAAGGTGGTTCAAAAGCGTCAAGTGCATCTGTTGATGTGAAAAACTCTGCTGTTAAAACTGAGGTGGTTGAAAATGGGTCAGGTGG